CATAATCCATATGACGGACTCGGGTTTCTTCTGTTCCTTGGTTGTTCTTAAGTACAATAAGATCATCAAACTGATGATGCCAAATAGGATAAAATACAGTAGCACTTGCATTACGAATACCTCCCTGTGAGCATGAGCGCAAATCACCGAACCATTTTTTCAGGAATGGTATCATACCTGTGTGCATAATCTCACCGCCTCGGATGGGACTACCTAACGGACGTAGCCGCCCGATCTCCAAACCAATGCCGGCACGTTTGCTGGCATACTTGGCCATCATCTCGCCCGAAGCAAAGATACTGTCTAGATCATCATCCGAACGAATGAGTACGCAAGAGCTAAACTGTTTAGTAGGAGTACCAAGGCCAGCCAATACAGGAGTAGCAAGAGTAAAAAGTCCATCGCTTGCGGCGTTGTAATATTCTTTGATATAGCGCATACGAGCACTGTTAGGTTCTTCTGTATGGAACACAGTAGCGGCCGCCACCATATATCTAATTTGTGGAGTTTCATATGTTTGTTTTGTACTGCGGTTCTTAACCAAGTACTTCTCTATTAATTGTTCAATTGCGGCGTACCCGTACTCTTCATCTTTGTCATGCTGAAGCATGTCATCCATTCGACTCCAATCTTCTTCAGTATACCATACAAGTAATTCTGGAGTATATAAACCAATCTCAACATTTTTCTTTACAACTTCGTAAAGGTGTGGTACTTCGTAGCTGCCGTAAACATCTTTGCGAAGCATACTGAGTCGTTGCTTGCCTGCTACGTATTGATAGTTTGTATGTCCAACGTCAGGATTATTTTCCACATCAATAAGATCCACTATGGCTCTTAGTGTGATTTCGTCAATTTCTTGTGTGGTGATACCATCATAAAAGTGCGGCTGACTTTTGATCTCAATCATGCTTTGACTAACATCTGCTATACCTTTACAAACTTTGGCAATCTGAGTTTGCCATTTTTCAATCATTAGGTATTCTTTTTTGCCGCTTCTTTTTATTACAGTTATGTTCGTCATTGTTATTCTCAGTGTCCTCTGTTGCTAGACAATTCCAGCCAAAATGCTTTTAATAGAAAACTTATTTAGTGAAGTGGCGGCATCACATAAATCTTTAAATCTGTTAGGGTTTCCGGTAGTGCGTGAGCCGATATCCAGCCCTCTGTGTCGTACCCATAGATCTTATCATCTAAGCAAAGTAAATAATACACTGTTTTAATGTTTTTGTCTAGTGATATTTTTATCAACGGAGTACTATTTTTAAAATGACTAGTTAATTGAAGTGTATAACATATTGCCAAAACTATATTGAATGGGCAATATTCATTTTCGTCTATTAATTCCCATGCGGTGGGCCAAGTTGATTGGTCGTATGGATCTGTGTATATTTTTACTTTTGGAACTTGTTGAAAGTAATTGTGTACATCTTCCATGGGCATAGAAGATGTTTCCAAACGTTGCCTAAAGTCGTACCAATCAGTTAATCTATGTTTAGATTTTCTATCTACATCTTTGAACATTAGCTAATAGCTGAGTATGAGTATGTGAATGTGTTAACATCACCAATATTGTCATTGGTGTAATATACTACTACAGTTTTCACACTGCTGGTAGTAACAACTTGAGCACTTAATGTGATGCGACTATCTTCTGAAGGTGTTCCTACATATTCGTATTCGTCAACTAACTGTACAGTGCTGTTATTTTTATCAACTGCAATGTGTAGTTTTCCCTTGCGCATCTGTGTAAAGTTTGTGCTTTGAAATACATAATCAACTTCAAATCCACTACTGGTGTTAAGTGGCAATCTAAAGGCTTGTGCGTTAGTGGTTGCGTATAGCAAGCTAATGGTTGTTGGCATATTTTGTTGTAGTTGAGCATGACCTTCTATTTCAGGAATATATGCTTCAGCCCAATTGCCTGTGGCTAACTCGATTGCTCTATCAAAGCTGTCTTGTAAACTGCTGTTGCCTGCTGTGGTAAATTTGATTTGTCCGTATAGATTATTTGCGTTGCCGCCGCCGTTGTTACCCACATCAATATAGGTATTTGCCTGTGAACGATTGCCGTACCCCTTGTCAACTAACAATCCATATTGACTGATTGTGTCAAACAAACTGTTACTCACAGTGTTCTTGCGTGGTCCAGGATCTCCGCTGCCAGTGCCTTCCCCAAAACTTACACCTTTCTGTAATGTTTTGAATACACAGTCATCGAAATGGTTGTGTATGATGTTGGTGTTAGAATAGGCACCATAGGTAAACCCGTCTGCTTCTATGCCTATAAACTTATTTCGTTGCGTTGTTACCACTGAACTAGTTGCTTGTAGTTCCATGGCAATACTGTTAGCGACTGCGCCGTCTGCGTGTACCCATGTGCCAGATGTTCGTAAGTTTACGAATTCACTGTCTCTCACATTAACAATATAAAAAGATCTAATACCGTCCACATTGGTGGTCACGCTAAAGTCTTTTAAAAGAACATCTCTAACTTGATTGTTGTAGGTAGTTGGGCTGGTATTTCTACTAAGCACAGTACTGGTGTTGTTTACAAACTCAAACACTGTAGTGGTATTAAACACTGGGTAATCATAAGCACCTGCTTCGTTACTGCCTAAAGTGATTGTTAAATCGTTTGCCGGTGTTGCGCCGCCAAGTGCAGTGCCCAACACTTTGATGACATCGCCAATAGCGTATCCACTACCGCTGTTTAGAACTGTTATCTGTGTATTCGAAGTTTGATATGTTGAACTACCCGCGCTAGTTCTAGTTATGGCAAGAATTGCTCCGCTGCCACTGCCGGTTACTGCGGCAGTGGCCACTGTTGGGTAACTGGCAGTGGCTCCTGATGCCACGGCAATGGCCACTCCAGGTGTTAGTGCTAGACTGGTACCAGTGTTAATGCCACCTTTTACAAAGTTAAACACAGTGTGATTTTTGCCCGATCCGATAAGTCTCACATAGCTGGGAATATACAATGTTCCTGTAATTCTATAGGTACCTGGATCAAATTCAATTGCCACTCGATTTGAAGCAGTGACTGTGATGTATACACTGTTGATAGCATTTTGTATTAGTGCTGTTTGATCCACTGCGCTATTCAGCCCGCTGATGCCAAAACTGGCAGCATTAACTCTACCTTCGTCTAGTCGTTGTTGTACAGTGCGTTCAGTAACATTGCCATTGAGCCCTGTTAGTATTGATGTGTCGGCGGGCTTATATTTGTATTGATCTAACAGATCGAGAATGCTATCGTGTTCTGTAAGAATTTTAGTGTTTCCCACTAGAGGTGCGCCTTCGCTGACAGCGCCGTTACCCACGTACAATTCCTGTGTATCAATGGCCCAAGCCATTTCACCACTGGCCAACTGTGGAAGACCTGAATCTAATTTCTTCCCGCGTCTTAATTGAATTTTACTTATTTGGACAACAGCCATAATATATCCTCTTTATACGATATTTAGCTGTTTTCCCTGTAGTATTGTTCCACACGCTTACACCATTCTTCAGTCCAGTAGTCAAAGTCTTTGGGTTCTAGCGTAAACTCTTGATATTCAAAGTCCTTGCTACACATCAGGATAACACCTTTGCGTATGTTAGTGCCGTGTACTTCATTGTGTGCCAGCGCATAGGCTGTTAACTGTAGGAAGTAGTCGCTGATGTATTCTAGTTTCTTGGGCTTGTTGGTTTGTTTAAAGTCAAGAATACTTTGGTCACCGGCATGTACTCCCACACAGTCAGTAGTTCCCGCATATAGTTCAGGAAAGTACAAGGGCACTTCACTGCCCCATACTTCAGTAACATTCTTCATGCCTTCAGCAATAACAATACTTGCCATCTTGTGGCTTTGTTGACTAAAAGGATTTGTGCCTGGATCGTTGATATTACCCTGCTTGACAAAGTCCTCTAGGAACTTGTGCATTCGTGTTCCACGATTGGCAGCTTCTGTGGTAATCTCTTGTGCCTTCTTTTCGCCCACTGCTTTCCTCCAGTTGGCTAACGCAATGCGTGATTCAGCAGGCTTGGTTTTGTCTAGGATGGTTGTAACACTGGGAACTTTTGAACCATCAGGTGTTGCGTACAATCGCTTGCCCTGGGATTCGTCTCTGGCTAATTTGGTATATTGGTATCGTTCAATTAATAATGTCATAGTGTATTATATAGCACTACGACATTAAAGTCAACCTACCATCTTGGCGGCGGCACGTTTGGCAGCGGCATTTACACCTGCCTTGGCCTTGTCCTTGTCACTGGGTGTGCCAGGTTCTTGTTTTTTAGCTTTGGTTTTGATAGTGATGCCATTTTCGTCGAAGTTGTCAACTAGCTCTTTTAGAGCAGGGTTAGCATCAAATTGTGCTTTGAACGCATCATAGTCAACTTCTTGACCTGTTGTGTTCTGCATCATTTTGGAAACAGCGGGCCACGAGAATTGAGCTGTAACGCCCTTGCTGTCGGCACGGCTTTGAAGATTAGAAAGGATGCGGATAATCATATCCGCATCTTCATTTATTTTTTTTTTGAGCTTAAAATTGTGCCTAGCTTGCGGCTGTATTGAATGCTTTCTCTTTTCATTCTGCCTGCGATGTCGTCGCCACCAGTTGCTGGTTCGCTTGCGCCAAACTCGTCACCACCTTCTTCAGGTGCTGACATAGTGCTTGGCATTGATGCGCCCATATCAACGGCTGGTGCTGCGCCTGCCATGCCCATAGGAGCTTCTTCGCCTGTTAGGATACTGACTGCCTGTGCCAATGTTGTGCGATGGCCTTCTAGGTTTGTATATAAATCTTCAAGAGCAGGTTTTACTTTATCATTAAACTGTTGGCTAACATCACTGCCCATTTCGTCTCTTATAGAGTCGACTAACTCTAACATTGTTTCAGCTTTCATGCTGGATACATCTTCTAACCAACCAGTGACACGATCAACCATATCACGAGCACTCATAATTAGAGCTGCCTTTTCTTCTTCGCCTTCTAGTAGTGTGCGCTCGCTGAGTACAGCACGTAACACTTCCATGGCTTCGCCTACGCTTTCTTTCTTTGCCATCTTAGTGGCAGTGGCATTCATGACTTCATCGCCTTTTTCACCATAACGCTTTTTAAATTCGCCTTTGGTCTTCTTCATGCCTTTGACATACTTTTCTTTCTTGCCTTTCTCGTCGTCGCTTAGTGTACGCTCTTTGATTGCTTGACGAATAACATCAAGCATGGCACGATTTTTTTGATAGTCGTTGTTTTCTAGTACGCTGTCAAAACTGTTTGTTTTTTCAAAGCTATTGATTCTTTCTGATAGTTGTAGTTGTACATTTTCTAATTGTACGTCACTGAATTTGTCAATGCTCAAGCGATAGCCAAATTTCTTTGCTAGGCTTTCATTTAGCGATTCGCTGGTTAATTTATTCGATAATTCTCTGATTTGCATGTTAGCATCCTAAAAGACTTGTTAATGTTATTTATCAAAACATGGCCTTAAACTTGGCCTCTATTTGAGATTTAGTTCGTTTAGCCCGTTCGCTAGTTAGTTCCCAGCGCCATAGAGCTAAGTCTCGTTTGTCTAAATCTTTGTATGTTTTATAGTTGTGTTTGAAAAGTTCAGCATCTGTTGAATTTTGATGATAGTGATTGTCCAAATTCTTAACTTCGTTATAGGGTGTTAAACTATTAACGCTGTAGTACTTAGCCGCCATCAGAGCACAGGCCTTTAAATTAAATACATCTATTAAATTTCCGCCTATTCTATATAAACTATAGCCGCCTGTTTTGTTCTGTTTAATTTTGAAGTTCTTATAGACTATGCTGCCGTTAGGCATCACGGCTATGGGCAGTGTATTTTTAAATTCTGCTTCTAAATACTGCTCTAATTTTTCTGCTTGGCGTTTAAAATTCATTTGCTATTACTCTAGGATTGTCTGTTCCTATCTTAATTACCAAACTTTTACGTATCATACCCTCAATCGTGAAACGATCGTGTTCGTTAAAACTATTGAGGTATACCATACTGTTTAATCGTTCAAGCAAGGCTGCTTCTTCACGGCTAGTGAATATCTCGAAGTTGCTGATTAGCTCGTTAATTTTCATCTTAATTTTGCAATAGTTAGCATCTTGTCAAGTTCTTCGTAGTACTGCCTGTCTTCCGATTTTGTTCCGCCTGCGGGTATGCCTAATTTTGCTCTACCTTGATCAATTACAGAAGGCTGTGTTGCCATTCTTTGACTAACTGACAGTTTAGTTGGGTCTACTGGTGCTGCTGGGCTTGCAGCTTGTAGTGCTGGTTGATTTACTCCGGGTCTTGGAGCAGCTTTCATCTGAGCGGCAGTTGGGCCGCCTTGCCCTCCACGGCCGCCACCGGCATTACTATTCATGTTTACACCAGTTCTGATCTGTGTGTTAGCAGTTTGATTTGGTTGATCTAATCTACGTGGATCAGGAGCAGTCCCGCGCCCTGCTCCTGCTGTACTGGGAGCAACGCCTTGAGGCAACGGAACATTGCCACTGACTGCTTTTGGAAATTGTTGCATTGCTGTTCGTGTAGCTGGTCCCATGACACCGTCTGCTTTAATTTTTGCGCCAGCAGCAATTAACTTATCTTGTAATGCTTTTATGTTAGGGTCGCTTTTAGCTAGTGTTTTAGCTGGTGCTGCAGGACTTGCGGCTTGGCCACCTGCTGGTGCTGCAGCGGTAGTTGTCTTCTCACCTGTTTCAGGATTTGTTCCATCTGGCATTGTAACATTCTGACCTGCTGCGTTCACACCATTGGCCGCTTGAGTAGCTGCTTGGGCATTGGCTGTCATTGCCGCTCCCATGTCAGCATCATCTTGATCAGCTGCTGTCATTGCTGGAACCGCTGGGCTTGCTGCTTGTTGTGGTTGGGCAGCGGCAGCATTAGCTGTCATAGCTGCACCTAGTTCAGCATCGTCTCTGTCTGCTTGATTAGGGTCAACTTTTTGTGCTGTTGGTGTACCAGCTAATTGTTTTATTCTAGCTAATTCTGCTGCTGCTTCTTCTCCGGGATTTCCTGCTCCTGTGGCTGCGCTGGTTGAGTTACCACCGGCTGCATTTGCTCGCATAGCTGCTCCCTGCTCAGCATCGTCTCTGTCTGCTTGATTAGGGTCAACTTTTTGTACTGCCGCTGGTGCTGGTGCTGGTGCTGCCGCTGGTGCTGGTGCTGCCGCTTGTGCAGCCTGTACCACAGCCTGGCCACCGCCGGAAACTAGATCTGAGCCATCTCCTGTTTTGATCGGTTTTCCGTCGCCACCAACTACTTTTCCAGCGTTTGGATTGGCTGTTTGGAATGCTGCAATATCTTGTTGTGTAGCAGGCTTGTATCCCATTCTTTGTCGAATAACTGGATCAATAGGAGTTCCCGGAGGAGCATCTTTTAGTTCAGTAGGTTTCATACCAAACAATCCTTTGACTGAATTAAGGTTCTTTTGACCTTGAGCCATTTGCTTGGCATAGTCGGCGTCAGACATTGGCTCATCGCCAGCCCGCTCAACTAGTTGTTCCGTTAACCTGTCAGCGGCGTTGTGTAGGCCCGCAAGTCTTAACATTCTGATAGTTTCATTCATTTTTTCAATTCCTTCTGTAGTTGCTGGCTGAAACACAGTTTCGCCTGGTTTGGGTTCGTCTGGTTTTTCTCCGCCAGCCGCGGGAGTTTTGGACAGTACAAAACCTTTACCAGTTGGGTCGCGTGTCAAGCTGGCCTTGGGCGCAATGGTTTGTGTTCCGTCTTTGTTGTCAATAGTTACCTTATCACCGGTGGCTGCTAGTATTTGTCCAGGTGCTCCGTCCATCTCAGCAATACTGGATTCTGGTGTAGGATTGTCTTGTTTATCACTGGCAGTTGTTGTCAGTGTAAACTTTTTATCTCGGTTAAATGGTTTAGACATCATGGTAACTGCCGCTTTGTTAGCCGCTTCTTTACCTCTAAACTGATAAGGCTGACCTTCTTTATTTTTTAAAAGTTTGCCGTTGATTCGAATGTAGTATGTGCTGGACTGTTCTTTGCGTTGTTGTTCATCTTCATGCCCCAACTCATGTTCCATCTCACGACGTTTGAATTCTCGTTTGCCGTAATCCATTTGATCCTGTTGATATCTGTCATAGTTGCCAGGGCTCATGGTATCTGGATTGCTACTACCGTAGCGGCCGCCTTCATTTACTTGTCTAACTTTCATTTGTGTTCTCCGAGGCTAAGGGCCTTGTCTTGTAATTTGTCAATGTGTTGCTGTAACTGCTGAATAAAACCCTTGGCTCTTAGCACTTTGAACGCCACGTTCTCCACACTAAATTCGCCACCTTGTTCCAAGCCTGACTGACGTAGTTTTCTAATTTCCTGGTACATCTCTTTTGCTTCGTCAATGTCATCGGTAGTTAAAGCCTGCATAATCTTATTTAAGTAATTTTCAACTTTAGCCTCAACATCTCCGTCATCTATCTTGATGGTGGCCATTGTGGGTTCACTGACCCACTTGTTATCTAACACGCTGTATATGCCCAAACTGTGATGCTTTTGATCTTCTGGCTGTACATAAACTTCCACGTCAATGCCTTTGATTTTGATGTCGTGTACGTAATTATACTGATTTTTCTTGGCGTCGTAAAGTGGCTTCAGTAACAGTTCGCGCTCTCGAGGCACTGTCACTATGAGATGTAAATCTATGTCACTTTGAGCTGTGTAACTGTAGGCAGCATTGCTACCTGAAATAGTAACGTCCTTGAGCAGAAGTTCTGGGATGTCGATAAAATCTATAAAATGTTTGGCTATTTGTAACAACTTGTATCTAACTTGAGATTTAAGTACAGATCCGCGCCATAGTAGTGGGTTGAGTTCCTTGTGAAACTGAACAGCTGAGTCTACTATGCCTTCTGTAAATTCTCTTAGATACATACATTACTTTAGAAATTTAAGCACAGTGTCTGCGTGAGCTGATGCCCAACTTACTACCACCGCGCCACCGGCAATCATGTAAAGCCACTTTTGTTTCCATTTTTCTAAATCGGAAATTTTAGTTGCCAGTTCTTCATGTTGATTACAAGATGCTGAATACATTTCGTCTAGTTTACCTAACAAACTATCTCTAGTCTGATCCAAGCAATCGTGCATTTCTTTGACATCCCCTTTGAGGTCGTCCATCTTTTCGTTCAAATTCTCTACCTTGGTTTCTACTATACCAAGGCGTTCCACTGTAGTTGCCATCAAGGGCGTCTCCTATTGCTTAGTTTGGCTGAATGCCGCTATTGTAAGTTTGTATCAACGCCTTGTGTGCCTAATTGTTATAGTATATTTATTCGCGCAAGTGGAAAACAATATTCTTCCCTGGATCCTGGGTGTTGAATACTCTATGCGTTTGGGTCATGCTTTCCCCCAAATTGCCAATATAAGGCACTAGATGAAAGTCTTGTTTCAAGAAACCCAATGGATCGTTGTCCATGGTATAGTAGTCTGCTTCCGTGGTCCAATCAAAACGCCATACTCGCAGTATGTCGTCTGTACCGAATCCCACCAAGGATCCCTTGACTTCTAGCGGCTGTGAGCCACCACTATAAAATATGTTTGATCGTAGTCCCAGTGTGTGTATCACTGTGTTGAAGTTTTGTTCCTGCTGCCACAGTCGTTCTTTGCCCTGCTCGTGACGATATTGTCCCGTGTGTGTTATGTCCACTAGTGTGTATAGCTTGTAATTCATGATGTATTTAACAGTCATAAAAAAGCCCTAGTCGAAACTAGGGCCATCTTCCCATCCCGAGAAAGATTAGATTAAGACCATGTAACGCCAGTACAAGTGCTGGTAGTTACTGCCACTGTGGCGCCGCCTAGGGCACCACTGATTGCTGCTTCAAGAATACTGAAAGTTTCAGTGCCTGTTACAGGATCACCAGTTGTTGCGCCTGGGTTTGTGTTGAAGTCTGGAGCCATGTAAACAATAGTGCTGTCGCCACCGCCTGATACTGAAGGTGCAAATACTGCAAATAGTTCACTGGTCACTTGTAGAGCACGTACTACTTTGCTGTAATCGCTGTTAGCTGCTTCAGGTGTCGCTGTGATGTCTACACCAGTGATAACCACTTTGTAGCCACGCAGGTTTGGTGTGCTGAATGTCAACAATGGTGATGTTGCTGTACCGTTTAGGCCGTCATAGGCTGCGCCTGGACTTTGTACTGCTTTTAGATAGTTTGCGGCAATGCTTACACCACCGCTGGTTGTTCCGATTAAACTTGGCATAATAATATCTCCTCTGATTTATGCTTTAAGCCACACTCTGTGGCCTTTGTAATATTATTTAGTTCAAATGGAAAAAACTAGCCCAAAAGGGTTATTTTTCGCGATTGTAACTTTGTGGGTTTTGAAGGTGTTGAACCAGTATGGGCAGCAGATCAAAGTTAGGCAGTTTGTTTCTAAAGCTGTTTAATATGCGATAGGCCAGTTGCTGTATGTCGCTGTCCAAAGGATCGTGATAGCTCAACATACGGCGTATTTCTTTATACTCATAGTTTTCTATAGTTAATGCTTGTTCCAACTGCATGTAAAAATAGTTGCCGCGTCCTGAGTTGCCGGGCAAGCTGTGTAACCAGCCGTTTAGGGCAGTTACAGGCAAGAATGTGCGTTCCCTAGACAGTTTTGCTTGACTGCTATTGAATATAGTTTCAACACGACTGGCAGGTGCTGTAACAAAGAATATAAAGTTGTGTAGATCCGTTGCGCTGGATCTAAATTCAGTATAACCGCTGTACTGTGAGGTTTGTCTAGCATAGTTAACGGCAGCATCCTGGCCTTTCTTTAACCTACTTAAGAACTCCAATGCCAATACACAAAGGTACACTGATTCGCAAGCTTCTTTAAAGGTTATCTTTACATCAGCTTCATTTTGAATGATACGGGCTTCATGTAGTTCTTTGATAAAACTCATCATGCCTTTTGCTCTTGGTTCCAAGCTGTGTCCGCCTGCCATTACAGCACGATCCATGTCAGTAAACATCATGTAGGTGTCCAACGCTTTCTAGGCACTAGTTTTACTTTACCAAACTGCTTAGATGCGTCAGGATAACGAACTCGGCCTTCGCCATTTGTGTCCCATATTTCGGCCTGCTGGCCTGCTTCCACTTGATCAATGATGCTGTCTTTTAGGTTCATTATCTGTATGACTAGACTAAAAATAGCAGCCAACGAATTTTTATTCATTTGTGCCAATTCTTTGATCTTGGTCTGCTTGTTGGTACTGACCTTGCTGGTAGCTAGCCAATTGTAAAAATGATCTGGATTCATGGCACCAAGTTGTTTGGCCTTGGCTGTTTGATTCACGTAGGTGTACAATATATTTTTAAGGTCGCCTAGTCCAGCAGTGCCTTGTAGAAAGCTATCAATCTGTGCGGCATGTTGATTTAGGTATACTTCAACATCGGTAATGGCATCTGCGTCCACGCTGGGTGTAGTAGAGTTATATATAGGGCCTTGTACAATTAGGTCAGCTGTTTGATCAAACATGCTAAAGTCGTCCATGGGTTCTTGTTCATCATCGCCCATGCCAAACTCAGGAAAGAAAGCATGTCCAACCACCATGGCTTGTGCTTGACTAATACGCTTGCCTAGTTCACCTGTGCCTCTTACATGATAGCAAGTTTTACTCTTGGGATTAGGGCAGAATGTGTACACACCTTGCTGATCTATTTCTGGACGTTTTAAAAACAAGCCGTCAGCATACACAAATCCCACAAAGTCTCTTGGTGTTGCTCTATCAAACAACGGATACAACTCTGCGAACTGTTGAGCAAATTGTTTGCGGCCAGCCAGTTCTTCTGGAGTCTTCGCGCTGCCGCTTTTGTTCACTATAAAATCAGTTAGTTCTGCCGGGCTAGTGGTCATTGCTCCGCGGCTCCAGCCATTGTGTCCTGCTAGTACTAAGGGTCCACCTTTCTTTGCACGTCCCCAATAGATTTGAGGATTACCGTCCCACTTCATACGCAGGCTACTAGCACCTTCTGTAGTGGCTAGATCTTTAACGTGACTCAGGGCTTCCAGTGTGCCTTTGCTGCCATGGAAGAATACTAGATCTTCCAGGTGATTAAATGCTCTGCCTAACTTTTTAGTTACGGCAGCTTCTGCTTCTTTTAGGAACTCTGTTGCTCTCATATCTTGCTCAATATATTACGGAACCATTCGTTAACTGGCGGTGCGCTTGGCACTTGCGGTACTGGTGTTCGCTGAACCCAATTCTTGTCTTGTTGCGCTTGTGCCAACAAGGCTTGTCCTTGTTGGGCTGGAAGACTTGACACAATAGCTTCCACACTGTCTATGGCAGTACCGTTAGGCACACCAACTAGTGCCTGTGCTATCTCGTCCCAGTCATCTGTTACTAGCTCGCCCTTTTTGTTATCAGGTGTACGATTATACAATCCTTCCCAGGCACTGTAAACATAACCTTTTTGTTTGGCTAGCATTGCTAGCATCAATTGCTTGCTAACACCTTTGTAAGGGCTACCTTTTGGTATCTTGTGTTGATGGTAGCGGGCAATTTTCTTTACTTTGTAAATTGTTTCCAAGTCCACTTGGTAAGCATTTTCGCCAAATGGCACACGCACAAACACGTTGACACCCGCTTGTGCTGTTTTAAATCCACGCTCATCAAAATAGCTGGCCAGGGCCTTACGTGCTAGTTTTGCTTGTTCTTTAGGGTCTTGCGAAATCTTTGCTGTTTCAAAGTGCTTGATAACATCTGCTAGTTCAACTTGTAGGTCTAGATCACCACTCCATTCTTCGGGACTCTTATCAGGGTCTGGTTCATAGGTACTGCCCACAGCTTCAGATGACAAGTCGATGGCGGCCAATTGTTTGTCCACTATGGCTCTTACTTCGTCGACAAACTTGGGATTAATTTTCCTGGTGTCTGGGAATATAGCGTTTTTGCTCTCACGGAGTATCATCTTTGTTTTCCTGTATTCGTTTGATGCCGCGTTTGAATTTAGCTGGTTCAGCAGTTCTAATAGCGTTTAGAAAGCGGCGCTCTAATTCGGCTGCTGTTTCTAAATCGTAGTTTTCACGTATCAACGTAAGTAGATTAATAGCACTTTCAATCAAGTTAGTGCCACGACTTTCAATAACCAAATCTTTATTACGGTTAACGCCTAAGTCGCTAAGTTCTTGTAGTATTGACCTTGTGCTTTTTCTCATTGTGTTACAGCATCCCTTTGCTATATTTACCGTTTTTCTCTTGCTAAAAGTTTTTTGTGCGATGCCACATTAGTTTGTATAAATACTCAGTAGAAACCATGATATGGTTCTATACACACTTACACAAGGATTATAACATGAAAATGCTATCAAAGCAAATGATTAGGCTAATGGAACGTCTATCTGAAATGTTCCCAGGCTCATCATATCAAAGCCGATTAGACAGTTATCTAAGTACCAAAGGCATTACCGATGCCGCTCAGCTTGAAAACTACATCAAGCAATTCAATTCTCAAAAGGAAAGTTATCTATGAAAACAATCTTAAACTCAATCTGGTCATTTTTAGAAGCATTTGGGCAAGCCCGTGTGGCCGCAAGTCTTGCTCGTCAGGGCCGTATAGAAGAAGCCAAAGCCGTATACAGAGCCTGATAAATATTGGCATGAACTTGGTGTATATTCACGGGGCTAATGCCACTAGCGAGAGCTTTAACTATATTAAGAGTAAACTAGGCCAAGGTCTAGACATTAACTATGACAGTCGAAATGGGTTTGAAAATAACCTAAAAGACATGCAATCAACATTGAGCAACTACACTGACATGGTGTTCGTTGCCCATAGCTTGGGCGGCATATACAGTTTACATTTGGCCAACGCAATGCCCAGTGCCGTTAAAGGTGCTGTGACATTAAGCACACCTTATGGTGGTGCCGAAGTAGCGGACTATGCTCGCTACTTCTTGCCGTTTAGCAGACTGATGCGCGACATTGGTCCTAGCAGTTGGGTTATGAAACAGGCAAGGAACATTAAGATACAGCATCCTTGGACCAACATAGTAACAGTCAAGGGTCAAAGTGCCTTTATGCACGAGCCCAATGACGGTGTAGTTACTATTGCCAGTCAAAAACATCACGAAGACATGGAATTAGTAGAAGTGGATTATAACCACTACGAAGTTGTGCTCAGCGACGAAGTGATTAAACTTATTAAAGAACGAATAAAAAAGTTTAAAAAATAACTCATATCACTTTACATATAGTATTTGTGATAGTATAATAAATACATGGACAGCAAAATGCTGTCACATACAGACATTACACACAGGAGATTATTATGTCAGATTACACACCAAAGCTACCAGAAGTTAAATTTAACAAGAACGGATACGAGATCCGTACAGATATCCTTGCCATGGCAAAAGATATGATTCAATCAGAACACAGTACCAAGTTTCATGGTTGGGAAATGTCAGCTACACGTGATGAGAAGACTGGTCAGATCGTTACCACAGTTGGTATGCCAGAGTTCCCAGGATTAGACAAAGTATTAGAAACAGCTGAAAAGATGTACAGCTTTGTCAATCAAGGCGTTAGTCAAGTAAGTAAAGCTACTAAAAAATAATTGTATTACGCTCCTAGAGCAAACTATATTATATCATAAACAAAAAGGACCTTCGGGTCCTTTTTTTTGATTAGATTTTTGTAGAATCTTTGCCTTTATACACTGTCCAGTTCAAACTTTCCACAGGAATACTAAGCCCTGGCTTATTAGCTACACCGGTAGCTGATCCAAGTCTACTCACAAACTTAGTCTTGTCGATATATGGTACCATCTCAGGCCAGTGTTTATCAAACCAGTCGGCATCAAAGCCTGAGAGTACTTTTAACTTATGCTTTCTTACAAAGTTTTGCATCATCTTGTGCTCGATATGCATTTGTCTCCATAGCCGATGATCTTCACCATACCATTTATAACTAGGGTATTCAATATCAAATCCTCCCGAGTCATGCCACATGTTAAAACTCATTTCAACATTACGTAGGGACATGATGACGTCAACTTCTGGTAAGTTTTCAGCAATCCAATCTAGTTGATAAGAAAACCAGTGGCACTGTACAAATCTAATCTGATGTTGATCGTTGGTGTCGTAGGCTCTATCAATTTCTCCAAAGATTGCTTCTTTGTTAGGATACGTACTAAGTGCATCAAACTGTTCACCAATTTCATTATACGGGCCAGCAAACACTAGTCCTGTATGATGAGCTAGACTTCCTTTTGCGTTATTAACACGCCAAGGCTTTGCTCCTGACGGGTCAACGAGATTAGTAGCTGCAGACAAGTAGTATGCGGGCCACCCCCAACAGCTACCTGCAACTCCTGATATAAAAACATATTTCATTTGGCAATAGTATCAATCAACGGTTTCCAGTCCTGTGTTTGCTTCTTCATATAAGCGCCGATTACAGCAGGAGTGTTCAAGTTAGAGTTAATTTCAAATTGTTGTTTTTTAAACAATTCTTTCAGTGCTGGGTTAGCATATGCTTTAGTGAATTCTATATGATACCATTGTAACACATCAGGACTTACATCCTTTTGTAATGCCAGGGCCCATTCTGAATTAATATCAAATCCGGGTAACACTGAATTCAGTGTGTTAATTTCTGGAAATGCTACAGATTTTTTCTTGCCGGCAATGGCAATAATTTTAAGTTTTTTGTCCTTGTATAATTCTGAGACTATACTGATAGGAACAACAGCAAATCGTATATGCCCACCAATTACATCTGTTATTGCGAGAGTAGGGCCTCTATGATCTATACGTTGTACACCATCGACACCTTGTTTAAATTTAATTCGATTGGCTAACTCTTCATAGATTAGTCTTGCTCCGCCACTGGCAGCAAACGAAATTTTTTCATTTTTCAACACTTCCACTAATTGTGGCGGTGTTGATACAGGATCAGTTGGTAAGGTTACCACTGCAAATGCCGACTCCGCAAGATGTATTGGATATACAAAACTTTCTGTCTTGTATGTTCTGTTTTGTTCTGATGGCACAGCAACACGGTCCATTGCGACGATTCCGTTTATGCTGGCTGCTAATACACTATGTCCATCAGCTGGTAGTTTGCTAAAATATTCGTTGCCAATGACACCACCAGCGCCTGGCTTATGTATAATATTGAATACCACTCCAGTATTCTTGGTAACTTCTTCTGAAGTAATTCTAACCAATACTTCGTTGGCACTGCCCGGCGCAAACGGAACCACTACTTCAACTGGTTTGGTTGGTTGCCACGCAAAGGCTAAAGCTGGAACCATGACTAATACTACTAGCAATCTCTTAATTGAAACCATGTTTGTTAAACTCCTATAAAAACTTTATATTATATAGCATCAAGTGCTACTTTATCAAAAATAAATTATATACTAATCCAAAATCCCAATCTATCTCCGCCTGGGCTTGGATACCATGTGGTATTTTCAGGTTGCGGTTGTGTATCTTCTTTCCATACTGGATATATTACGTCACTGCTGTGATTACTAAAATCATCATTCCAACGTAGATGTACTTCAATGATTTTACCATCTACATACTCTACATTGATCCAGGGTGTTAGTCTCCACAGTTCGCCCAGTACCTTAGGAAAACTGTATTGTTCGTTGATACGTTCCCAACGACTAAATCTATCTAATCTATCGCTGTTGCGAAACCCTTCAACTACCAACTTAGGTATACCATAGTGAAAATCCACACTGGTATGGCGACCAGTAAACCATTCTGTCCAAAAGTATCCATCTGGTACGAGGTCAGTGTCAGCAGGTGTTAGCCATTGTTTTGTGGCACCACGACTCATCATGCGTATGTTGGTTATAGGGCGAACAATATAGTGTGCTGGCTTAGGCACTGCTACGCCAGCTGGTCCTGCTGAGTATCCTAACTTGCGAGCCAGTATCAGTTTATCATAGATCCAAAGGTAATCTGTAGGGCAGGTAGACCATACATCTTTATCATCTATGAACATTAGAATCCGTTAGTGGCTGTGTACTTCCAGTATCTTGTGCTCTTATCAATACAGTTTAGATGCTGACCAAGTTTCAGCTAGTGTTATTTCAGCTTGTGTTGACGTAGCTCCACGAATTACTGCTCCATAGAAGTTGCCTGTAAAGAAGAAAGTTGTGCCGTTTCTGGCTCCAATGTACAATGGCAAGTTGCCAAACATACTGGCAGTACTACCAGTATCGGTACCTACGTAGGCCAAAGCCGGAGCATTATAACCATTCAACCTTGGGATCAAACCCAATGTTCTATCAGACTGTGACAAATCATATAAACCTGTTATCACATCGTGTTGAGGATCGTTGTTGGAAAACACTGCGTAAAGTGATGCTGTTCCTCGAGCTCCTATGGAATGATCTCGCATGTTGTTTTTGGCAGTGATATAAAATGAACCGTTGACGTTGCCAGCACCAAGTTCTATCATTATTCTTGATGTGCCTGTGCCTGGTGGAATCAGGTGGAATCCTGTAGTGGCCGTGACTTTGTTTGTTCCAGTAAAGTCTAATGAACCGGTGACCATGAAGTCATCAACTCCATCAAAATGTAGGGCACTGTACGCAGTTCCTGGATAGTTATAATAAGTTGGGCGTTTGGTTGGGTCACTTTGTGTAGCGTGGGCATTATTACCTGACTTGTCGTTGATTCGAGCCACTGATTGTCCGCTGGCTGTGACCGGAACAGTTCCCGAAACATCTTGGAACAGTGTTGTGATATCGCTTGGATCATACCAAGCACCTTTTTCACCTGCGGCAAATAGTGATGCAATTCCAGCGGGCTGTGTACTCCATGGACGGCCTTGAACTAGTCCACCTACGTTAGGATTATCTATAACGCTATTGCCGCTATACTGTGTAGGTAGTTTTGTGATATCGTAATGGTGTCTTTCATTACCATGCCCTGCACGATCTAAACTGGCGTGATCTAGTTTAGCTTTTTGACGTAGCTCTTTAGTTGCCAATGTTGAAATTCCGTTAGCTGCCATATTAATATATTCCTTAATTAATATTTATCGTTTGACAAAGTGATAATCACCGTCAGGCCCGTTATTGCTAAACAAACCCTTACAATCAAATCCTATTGTGTCCATATAGGCTATAACAGTGTCTTTTAACGGAGCACCTTTGTTATATTCTACCGATTGTAGCTCTAGTATAACATGTTTTACAGTTTGCAACACTTGGCTTGCACCTTTTATTACATCCAACTCAGCACCTTGCACATCCATCTTGATTAACTCAGGCAAGGGAAACTGTTTTAATCTAACCACCGCATCCAGTGTTGCAGTTTTTAAAACTCGTTTGTGCTTTTCATTAAAGTACTGGGGTGCTTCTGGATTGACTTCGGCATTTTCTTTGTAATAGCTGTTGCCACCAGGATGCCAGTCATTTTGATAAAATTCAACTTCTTTGCCAGTAACATCGCTCAATGCTCCCATAAAGTACTTTAAGCCCTGTTCCTTGTATAGGAATTCGCTAGAGTCCATAGCTTCAAACGCTACTGTTTCTGCATTGGGCCATATTCTTCGTGATTCATTAGTCCAATGTAACACACATGCTCCTATGTCATAGATCACTCGAGGTTCAAATCCTTGTGCTTTTAATGCAGCCAAATAGTCAACGTGATCTTTTGGTATCAATCTTTGACTACCTAATTCCCTGAGTCTTGCTTTGATGTCCACTTGTTGGGACTCTGCTGGTGCCACGGCAGGGATGTTGTTGTCCACTGCAAAAGTAAAACTGCCAGTATGCTGACATTGTATAGTAGTGTCAGCATAAATTTTAAATCCTTTGCCCAGGGCTTTACGACAAAAATCTACATCTTCTGAAACAGTGTGATTGTGATCCAATGCACTGTGATATTTAAACTGAGGATACCCAACATCCTTTAACACTTGACTCTTGACTAACACACAGCCAAACCCGCAGCTGGCAATTTCTATTAATCCATGTCCTTTTATTTTACCATAAGGAATATTGCTGACTCCACCGCGATCATTGTGTTCATACAGCTCTAGTATGTGTTGTCCAGGCTTACGTTGTATATACAATCCTGACACCACAGGCTTGTCATGTGCCAATAACTTGACCAATGTGTCGGGAGCAAAGCTGATGTCGCTGTCCACACTGAACAAATAGTCATAACCTTTTACTGTCCAGTCAGCGATCAAGTTTCTTACTTGATCAATGTTATAGCCGTAGAAGTATTGAAATGTGGTTTGGTAACCCTCGGGCACTATTAGGTCGTAGATGCTCTTGTATGTCTCGGGCTCTATGTTCTTGGCTGTGGGTATTGCTATCAATATTCTTTTTTTTTCGGTTGACATTTTTACTATTTCTCTTGCGTTTTTGTTTTGTTCTTGACCGTTGACTTTGTAGTCATTAAGTGGGTTGACGTCATTGTAGTTGTAAACCACGTCCTGCAGACATTTAACTTTGTCAGCATCAGCTACTTCTATCAGTGAATAAAATACTGATCCGTCACCACCTGCTCGGTACCATTGTCCTGCGTCATCTTTAAATTGTATATCTTCGCAACTGTTCAATAGATGCTTTTTAAATGTTCTTAAATGCGTATACGGCAAGATCCAGTTGAAGTGATGTTGTCTGTATGTCTTGTTCTGTCGAACTGTTTGAGGATAAGGCTGACTGATCAAAGGAATACTGTCCGCCATACTCCAACAGCTTCCGTAGGTAAACTCTGTTGAGCCATCGTATATACTGTTGTAGTAACTGAACACAGTGTTGTCATTGACCAATGTGTCATCACCATCTAACAACATTACAATAGCATCGTCATCTAATGGTCTAATGTTTTCTATTTGATTACGAACAGCGCCGCGATTTTCCTTGTTGTTTATTAATAAAAATTTGCCTTTAAGTTCTTGTGGCAAATTGCTTAATGCTGTTTTGACCACATCGGCAGAATCGTCAGTGCTGGCATCGTTGATCAAATAATGCAGATAGTTGTCGTAATCTTGTGCAGCCACGCTGGCAATACATTTTTCAATATACTTGCTGCAATTATAAAACGGACTGATTACTACAATCTGTTGTTCTCTGCCTGCTTTGTAGTTCTCCAACTCAACTGTGTTGTGAAACTTGCGATTGTATATCTTGTGTAGTCTATGATTGATTTTACTCACAGCACGATAGTCTTGTTTGCTGAGATAGTGTTCTGACTTTTTATAGAAGTGCTGCTTCCATTGTAGTGCTACACTGTCCCATCCCGCAATATCTTTGACAATGTTGCAGTAGTATTGTTTTTGTTGATGTAGGTATGGATTGCGATACGCTTCTATAGTGGTCTTGACAAACTGTTCAACTTGTTGCGGAACGTTTATGTCAGGAAACAAACTATTGGGTTCTACAGCATAGTCAATTAGATAGCAGGCACCTGCTAGAGCAATTTCTTCCAGTGCTCCGAAGCGACAAGTTATGATAGGAGTGTTGTAGCATAGACTCTCCATTGAGGAGATGCCATATGTTTCAGGAAAGGCAGCTGGATACAACATGAAGTTAGCCTGTGCCAGTATATCAGCAATTTCCCGTTGGCTAATAACGCCTGTAAACTCTATATCCAACTTGGCCAGTTCTGGATCAGCAGCCATCACTCGCCAATCTTTTTCCTGTTGATCAGGTTCTGCATTGGTACTGAATCTATAATAGCCGCCTATGACTTTTAATCGAGCTTCGGGTATGTGTCGCTTGACATGCGGCCATATCATCTTGACTAATGGTATCATGCCTTTGGTAACACTTGCATTGTAGACAAACAAGTTTTTGTTTTTGGCTGCGATGTCAACTTCGTCGTGATACAGTCTAACACCGTTACGTGTTATAAACAGCTTGTTCTTCAATACTTCAAAGTTTCGTCTACGCCCGTGATTGCAGTTGGCAATGTAAGTGGTGTGCCAGTCGCTCAGCGTAAAAATGTCTGTGATGCGATTGTTCACAGTCAGGTCTTCAATCAAGTTGTCACCAAGACAAAATGTATCGTGCATCCAAAGTACTCGCATCTTGGCCTTGCTGAGAATCCTATCATAAAGATTCATAGCGGCAAAACGATTGCTTCTATTGTCGTTTAGTTTAGCATAGTCTTTTGGATCAGTAAATGGGATCACAGTTCTTGAACTGATCACTATGTCAAATTCATAGTCTTGTGCCAAGGCAGACAGTGGGCAGTAGGTCACTGTGTCGTAAATGCCTGGTTTAGCATGATCCATGTCACAGTTGTTAAAAACTGTAACTTCGAATCCAATTTGTGATAGTTCTTTGGCCATCAGGGTGACAGCACTTTCGCTACCGCCTAGGCCTTGTTTGAATACTGTGGTACCATCGTATGGGATACCTATAATGTCTATAATAGCAATCTTCATACTATTAATTATACATAGATAATCAAAGATGTCAACTGATTTGATTTAATTCCAGTACTCTACTTGAGCTGACACAAGTAGGCCGCCTTCTCCTATTACCAATGCTCCAGCAGTTCCATAAGGAGCCAAAGTGAACGATCTTGATAATCCTGAATTTACCCCTTGCGACGCCGTTAATGTAGTACGTATCTGACTTGCAACTATAGAGTCTGTTATTACTGTTTTTGTTATAGGTTCTAACGGAAAAGACTCTAACAGGGATTGACCAAATATTGTTGCTGTAGTTGCTAGGTTAGAAAAACTTGATACATGTCTAGATAAAACATTAGGTTTATTTGCTGTTGTTATTGAAAAGGCATTGCTCAATGAAGGTCTCACATAACTATTAGGAATTTTATTAGCATTAACAGTCACCACTACTGAGTTAGGTGTGTAACCGTTGTTAACAGAGTTGGTAATAATCCATTTAGGTTTGTTACTGCCGTTTATAACTGTATCTCGTATATAGACTAACACCGGTTCCGTAGCTTCATTACCAATATTGTCATTTGTTTGGCGTGCAAAACGGTTACTGTAGATTGTTTGAACTGCTGAGTTAGGAGAGCCTACTGGATTGTAGACAAGTGCCGGAATTATTGTTTCTAATGCTAATGAATTATTAATCGTTACAGACTTAGAGATAGTCGATAAAGGTACAGCAGTTTGATTAAAGTCAGTAACACCGAGAATACTAACTTGTGTTACTGAATGTCCTTGTCTTCCTAAAGTTGTACTGCTGAAGGGATTGAGTTCGGAATTTTTAACTTCGCCAAATTTTGTTATAGTGAATGAATTGGATGATTGATCTACTATTGGCGCTGGTTTGCAAGTCAACAAACTGGTACCAGCTATGGCAGTTAATGGGCTGGTGGGCGGTGTGAAAGCTGAGGTATATACTGCGGTGCCCTTTACTACTCGTAGATTAGAAATATTCCCGTTTAAGAACGCACCTTGCCCCGTTTCGCATCCGATAAATGTATTTGCTCCTGTACCAACTGATCCGCTAAATGCTGCTGATCCTTTTGCCACCCCGTTAACATAGAAATAAAAGGTATTTCCGTTTCGAACATAAGCAAGATGATACCAAGTGTTTACAGCCATGCCGTGTGCAGTGCCGGCATACTGCGTGTCGTTATTTTGAATCAATAATTTAGTCTGTCCAATAATAAACCCAATACCGTCACCTGCGTTAAAAGTACCAACAGTGGCAAGCATCATGTGTAATGAATAACTTGTTGGCCAAGCATCGCTTGTTGGCAGTGCATTTAAGTAAACCCATGCTTCAACAGTAAAATCAGTACTTCCGAAATCCATAACAACATTTCCATTGATTTGCAGATAATCTCCACTGCCGTCAAAATATGTACTAAATGAATTTTGGTAAGGCCCAACTAGAGAAAAGTCCCCTGTATTAGGAAATCGGGCAACAGTTGCACGGGCTGTGGAACTGTTGTTAGTCACTGTATCGCTGTAGTTGACACCGTTATTAGTTCCTAATATAGGAATTCTACTGCTAATTCCTGTTGTGGTCGTACGAGCACCGTTCGACACGACTATTGTATTGTTTACAGTTGTTATAGAGTTAAAAATTCTAGCAGGCAAGTTTGGTTCAATGGTTGAGTCAGTTATTACTGTCTTGATGCTCGAAATGGCGTTTTGTCTAAAAAGCTGTTTACTTACTATAGGAGTTGTTAATAATGAAGGTACTGATACTATTGTACTATCATACCATACGACAACAGCTTCTTGAGATTGAGAACCTGTACTAGACACATTTGTTGTTGGAAATGCTTTGCCGGGTCCCCATACAATTCTAACTGCGCCTCCGCCTCCGAAACCACCACCATAGCTGGTACCAGAGCCGCCTCCACCACCACCAAATGCGCCACCATTGATTATTCGATAACCGCTTTGTCCGGAACCTTCTCCACCTGTACCATTAGCGCCGCCGGAACCACCACCGCCGCCTAAAAATTGACCGCGAGCTGCGCCGTCTGCGCCTCGGCCATATATACCAACACCGCCGCCGGCTGGCACACCATATGTACTTGAGTAATAGCCAGCAGCAGCACCGGCACCAGAACCGGTTGGAGCGGCAGTTCCTGAAGAAGTGCCTGAGTCGGCACCGTTGCCAGAATATCCGCCGGCGCCTCCGCCTCCTCTGTACCACCCTCCGTCATAGCCACCGTTGCCGCCACGACCACCACCATCACCAGTATAGCCGCCACCATAGCCATTTGAAGCAGCAGTTGCTCCAGTGCCGCCACGGCCGCCGCCATAGCCCGCCACAGTGGCTAAACTGATAAAATAACTGTTGCCGCCTTCTGATCCAGCACTAGTAGCATTAGTATTACTAGTGCCACCCACACCAACTACAACGGTGTATGTTTGACCTGGAGTAACTGTAATATTATTTTTCCATCCGAGGCCACCGCCTCCGCCACCGCCAGAGCTCCATTGGTAGCCGCCACCGCCACCACCACCCACTGCTACTACACTTACTAATCCAACACCAGTTGGAGCAGTCCAAGTGTACGTGCCGGGTGTAGTAAATTCATTTTCTCCGTTTGGTGTAAACGGAATATTTGTACCTGTCTTTGAAAGACTGGAAATTTTACCTACTGTAGGAGAAGCTGACCCGTTTATAGCTGTGCATGTAATTTGATTAGTGTTAGGCAGACTGATTACGTACACTGTGTTTCCAGTGCCTAAATTACCAAGATTTCCCGATCCTGTAACTACAGATATTGCATCTCCAATTAAAAATACACTACTATCAAAAATACCAGAAATAGTCAGTCTCCATTCGGTCGCTGAAATCGCAGTAACCGACGATATACCAAGTTCAAATAATCTTCCAGAGTCTTGTACAGTTCTAACAATACCTTGAACTGGTGCAGTAGGGCCGCTGGCAATACAAGATATCGTTGTGCTGTTAATTACAGAATCAACAACAACTGTGGAACTAAATCTGCCGGTTCCTGGTGCAGATGTTATAATTTTACCATTCGATAATGATCTAGTAGTAGATAAATCTGAAAGATTGAAAGTCCATACATTTGCACCGTAGCTGGTAACCGACGTAGTTACAGCGCCGATAGTTCCGTTACCATATCCAGAGCTTGCTAGTACAGGCTGAACAACAGTACCAGTTGTGAAAAGTTTAGTCGGATTACTGTTAGCAACACTGACTGGTGTATTAAACTTGTTAGTATTAAATATGTTGTCAGTGCGAAATATCGTCGATGGCATAGCAAGACGAGTTGCTTGCTGAATGACAGTGACGGGTATTACTGGCCTGGGATATACGAATCCCAGTGCAGGTCTGTTTCCAAACTCTTTAGTCCAAGGCGGATAATACTGCCTTAGTTCTAAAGGACGTACTGTACTTTGAACTACAACAGATATCGACGGAACGTCAACATAATTAAAGTTGCGTACAGATGGCATTTATCCGCCTGTTTAAATGTCAATGCTAGCAATAATATTGTTAATACCGCCGCCTGTTATTGTTAAGTTTACAGTAGTAGTTGCGCTAGCACTGGTAGTAACCACTATGTTTTTAGTGCCGGTGCTGGCAAAAATCATACTTCCGCCGTCAATAGCAAGATTGATAGGTGCTGCCAATCTTAGTCCATCGGCTCCGTAAGCATCTACTGTACAACTGGTTGAAATATTTGAACCAGTAAATGTATAACTTTGACTTGCCATAACCACGCTGATAGTAATAGGTAACGTAGGAGTTATCATGTGTAAAGTATTATTTCCCTTTTCTTTACTAATACCCCAAATTCTATTAGTTTGATCTAATCCTATTGTTCTAAACTCATACGGATATGTACCAGTGGGCGACCACCCTGTGCTAGTGTTGAAACTAAAGAATCGCATTTGCAGTGTAACTGGTACTGCTACCTGTGTTCCTTCAGCATTAATAGGCAAGAAATCCCTAGGAATATCATTGACTGTGGGGAAAGTATAAGAACTGTGATATGTCAATGTATCATCTCCTGTTCCTGTTCCTATAGTGTAAGTCATCATGGTGCGTTTTAGTGCAGTGCTCCAACGAGTTAATCCGTTATTTACATGAGCATATTTGTCAGTTATCCAGAAAGTTATATAATTTGTTCCGCTTACTGTGAACTGGTGGCCTTTGCTATGCCAGCTGTAAAAAGAATAAGTGCTGTTATCTTCTGTGGTATATCTTGCAGAATACGTAGAATACGTATTTGCGCCAGGATATACCATTGTACAGTTAGTGGCTACGACTGCTCCGTCAGCTGGATTCCATACGTAACGAATCGGCGTTAGATTGTTGCTTGAATCGTAATGTCCGCTGTATAAAACTCGTCTAGTGGTAGTGGCCCTTCGAATGTTACTGGGCCAATGTCGAGGACCAGTTGTGCCACTGGCATTTCTCACACTTTGATTTATTATTGTCGTCACAGCATGTGTAACAGGGTTTACTTTCCAAAAAGTATATTGACTATAATAGCTTATGCCATCTTGAACGCCGACAAAATGTAGGAATCCACCGTCATCCACCCCCAAGAAGAAACCTTGCATTCTAGTGTTGTTTGGTGGAGTAACTTGGGCTACTTTACTCGGAGCAGTTTCATAGTTATTATGAGCACTAACATAGTGCCCCTCGCCACCACCGCTTTCAAAACACCACATCTTGTTATTACTAACATCTTCGTATATAAAAGCAGTGCCAAAGATATTAGCTATGTAATAGCTGGCGCCAGCACCGGAAGTAATATCAGTTGTAGGATACACATAACCGTAAGTAGTACTTACTCCAGTAGTAGATGTGCCAGGAGGTGCCATCGGTACAGCATATAAAATTTTATTGTTCACTGTTTTCCAGTGCTTTTTAACCGGATAAAATGCAGGATCCAATGATTGATGATACGGGGCTTGCCAAAAGTTGTCGTAAAATGTGTCAGGGCTTGGAGCCCAGCATTGTACCACAGCTTTTTCTAAATACATTATTCCCATGTCATTTGTTATACCGGCATCGTACGCTCTGTCCATAGTATCACTACGGTTAAAGTGAAAGTTTTTTTGAAATAATGGAGCTAAGGTTGTAGTATCATGCCCCACAGTACTTAAAAACAATCGATTGTTGGATAATACTGGATCTTCGAATAATGTAACAAGGTCATTTCCGATTTTTTTAACGTGTATTTCAGCCATTTTTATTCTTCTCCAGTAGATTCAGTAATGTTAAATTGTTGTTCATAGGGCGCCTTTGCGCTGTCCCACCATGCCAATGCAGCAGCTTCGTTAGGAAATAGTTCCTGTGAACCGTCGCTAGAAGGTTGGAAAGGTTGATGTATAACATGTTTTTCTTCAAAATAAACATCTAATCTTCCGTTGTCATATAATATTCTAAAACTCATTTTAAATCCTCGTATAAGTGAACGTAACTGTTAGATCTGCTCCAGCTATATTGGTTCCTACGCTCAGTATATCTACAGTGACAAATTTATTAATTAAAACTGTCAAGGGCGTAGAAAATACATTTGAAGCTTTGTCTAAGTTATTTATGTTTAAAGTAGCTACAGCAGTTTTATTCCCAACAGTATCGGTTACATTAACACCTATTTGAATTCCATTAGAAGTGCCAGTTGGTGCAGTTTCTACCCTAGCAATTATTCCAATTATAGTACTGTCCAGCGGTATATACCATTTTTCACTGCCTACAGAAACTGTAAGAGTTCCTGTTTTTCTATAATGTCTTTCTAATACCGTAGTGCCACCACTGCCAGAGCCGGAAGATCCAGTAAATCCTTGTATACCTTGATCACCTTTGCTGCCAGTAAATCCTGCGGCGCCGTCTGTGCCATCGGAACCCGCTGCACCGCTGCCAGTAAATCCTATATCACCTCGACTGCCAGTAAATCCTGCGCTGCCACGGCTTCCAGTAAATCCTAGGTCACCCTGTGATCCAGCAAATCCCGCACCTTGACTGCCAGTAAATCCAACTGATCCATTATAACCAGCACTGCCCACAAATCCAGTGTCTCCTCGATCACCTGTTCTAGCAAATGTAACAACAACAGTCATCCCATCTGTAAACGTTGCTGTACCTGATAGATATGAAACAGGTATATGAAAGTGGTTAGCTGACGGGATACCTTCTTCAGTGTGTGATCCTGTTATAGCAAATAGGGCAAAATTACTAGGATCTGCTTTTTCTGCTATTGAAAAGTGACCTTTAATCTGCGAGGTAGAATCATCTATGGTTTGCAGATACGCATAAATTGATTCTCCTAGCTTATCATTAAAATTGATGTAGGCTACTGTGGTGCTTCCAGAAAAAGTTAACGTATTAAATTCTATTTCTCCGCTGAGAGGATCCGTGCCTGTTATATCAGTGCTATATAAGAACTCAAAGGCTGCTCCGCCGAAACTACCCTGCTCACCTTTTGATCCAGTGTAGCCAACATCTCCTTGACTGCCTACAAATCCTGCTAAGCCATCTGAACCAGAAGAACCATCTGACCCAGACGTGCCAGCTGAACCAGTAAATCCTTTGAATTCTTCTGCATAATCTGCAATATCAATCCATGTACGACTGCCGTCTAAGTCTCCTTTCAGTATACTGTTGTCAACTGTAGGCAAACCTAAATCAGGTTCGGCATTACTGATATCTAAATAGTCGTAACGCTCTGCACTAAGATCGGCACCGGTTAGTTTTTTCTTTTTGCCGCTGAGTAGCCGATTTTTACTCATTTGAGGTTTCCAATATGCTCAATACTAAGTTTAGTATGGAATTTGCACTGGCCACTGCGCTGACACTGGCGCCCTCTTCTATAACTAGTTTTCCTGTTGTCATTTCGGCTGCGTCATTTGGAGGTATTTCAAATGCATTGAGCATGACAAAATCTACGTTATTTTTTCTAAGCGTAAATGTAACAGTGGCAGGCACTGAACCTATGTTACTTGCTTGTGCTCCTAAAACGATGGTGGTAAGTCCTGTAGGAGTTGTATATATAGTTTGATTTGTAGTGGTCAACTCGAATGTTTTAGTTTTAAACGTATTTAAAGGCAATGTTGCCATATTTTATTCTCCAATCGCTAATATGTAAGGAGTCATAACAGCAAACAAACTTTTTGTAAATGTTCTACCTGTAATCGTTCCAGTATTTCTGTTGATCACTAAGTCATCTCCAATTCGGAAGTCGCCTCTTTGATCAGTTCCTGTATAATATATTTTACCTTGATTGGCAGAAACCACTTGATTTTCAGTTATTGGCACACCACCGAGATACGGTAAAGCAGTATTTACGTTTGTTCCGGCACCTACCCATTCAAAAGTTTGTCCTGCGGCAGTAATCAAACTGAACTGATGAAAGGTAACAACAGTGTTATCTGCAAGTTGATTTATTACTATTTCTTCTATTGTTATAGTGCTTGAATAAGCATTGGTTATTAAGTTTGTCACAATGTCAAACAGTTGATTAGTTACTGCTATTTCTTCTGTGCCAGCTGCCGGATTAGCTATGTTTTGCGTTACTGTAGTATTCAATCTAGTTATTTGCGTATTATTTAAACATGCGGCAGCAACTGTTTTTAAATAGTCAAATGTATCAGATGTGGCTTGTTTTTCTCCGCTGGGCAATTGTAACGTTCCTGCACTGTAATATTCATCGGCTGCGTCTACTGTTTGGCTGTTGCCACCATATAACATGTCATATGTGACAGAATCTATAATAAATCCAATGTCTCTGCGGCATTTTGTACTGTCATAAGTTAAAGAAGGATAGTTTACAGAAACAAATGCGATGCCTTCTTCTATGAAAAAGTTACGGTTTTCTTGTAATATTGTTTTGGCGTTAACTGCGTTGTTTGTAACACCTGTGGGAGAATTAAACTGATAACTAGGAGTATTATTGACATCATTAATAATACTAACAATCGTGTTAAAATTAGTCTGTACTCTTGAATATTCTGTACTGCCTTGAGATAATATCGCTAAAACAGCATCTTTAGCAAAATTTATTCCTGCAACAGTTTGTGTTCTTTGTACAGTAATTACAGTTGAAGCTGTTCCTCTATAATAGCTTATGCCAGCCTGAATGCTTTTATAATTTGTGTTAAGTATCATATCATCAACAACTGAATCGATGATTAACCCTACATCTCTACTACATTTAAATTGATTAAACTCGAAATTTGGAAACGTTTCATTTAGATAGTCGATTACATCTATTTGAATTTTACTTTTTGCATCAAGAATAGTTTGCCTAGAATTTCTGATAGTGGCTGATTCAAGATTATATCGAGGATATGTAACAGCAGTATTTCCACTGGTGAACTGGGTGCTAGTGGCCAATGTATAAAAGGTATTGTCTCCTTCAAATTTAACAGCATCACCTACATTTGGTCTTGTTGTTAAATTATCTATAACAAAAGTTCTTCCTAACGTTGCACCATTTATTCTTCCGGAATATAAAGTTGAACTCACGCCGTCTGCTTTTAAACCAAAGTTACCAAAACTGCTATTACTGTTGGTTAAAGAACAGAATCCTCCGCTTTCGCATAGCACAGCCACATCACAACATATAGTAAACACAGAGACTAACTGTGAATTTCCTCTATTAAGGTGATGTATACCAATCCCACCTTGGTTAAACTGAGTATAAGCGTCAACAACCATACTTCTTAGGCCACCAACGTGTGCTCCGTCTACCCGCATGCCTGTTCCAGTGGTTGTCATGCTTGTGCAGTTTTGTACATAAGGGCTTGTGTATATAACACCTGCACTTCCGTCTGGATTGAAAGCAACCGCAGACGACGGAGATTCATGATCCTTAAATGTCATGTGTGCCAAATATGAACCGTTATTAACATAAAACATATCTTGCGTTTTATTCAATGGTCTTACGGTTACAGTTCTTAAACTGTCTCCAACAACAGCAACGTTGTCGGGCACAGTCATAGGATTGTTTTCTGTGTAATCTCCACTTTTGACAAATATAGTGGTGCCAGGTGTGGCTGCTTCTAAAGCAGACTTGATAGTCAACTTGCTGGTATTTAATGAAGATCCGTCGTCAATATCATCACCGCTTTTGCTAACATAAAGCACATTGTCAACTGCGATATTTCCTATACTACCAGTAAATCCAGTGACACCACTACCAGTATATCCGCGAATACCCCCATACGGAAGTTCATTCCACGTGCCGACTCCATTACCAATCTTGAAAAGATTGGTATCGATTTCTAAACACATTTCTGCAAGTGCAAGCACAGGATTAACTGTGCTCCACTCTTCAGCTGTGCCTCTTCTTAGTTGAACATTAATAGCCATATTTTATCAATTCACGTTGTATGCTATATTTATTAAACTACGCCGCCGGCATCTAAAGGAGAAATTCCTCCATATATACTATCTGGTTCTCCGCCGTCATAGTTTCCAAATGATACTCCGCCACCACCGGTGCCGCCTGATCCAGTAAATCCTTGAGGGCCTTGTATTTGTCCTACATTTAACCAAGTACCTGATCCCATCCATACGTGTAAATTTCCGTTATCTTGAGTGAGATATCCGTCGCCTACATTGCCCGTATAAGATAACGGTAGTTCTCCAGCAGAAGCAGCGTATCCTGTAATTTGTACAGATGACCCAGCGTCACCTTTTGATCCAGTAAATCCTACAGACCCAACGACTCCCTGACTTCCTGTATAACCACGAAGGCCCTGACTGCCTTCGAAACCAGCACTTCCTGTATATCCTAGTGCAGCAAACTCACCCGGAACACCCTGACTTCCAGTAAATCCAGTATCACCTTGACTGCCAACATACCCAGTATCACCACGACTACCAGTGTAACCGGTGTCGCCAAATGATCCAGTATAGCCAACATCTCCTTGACTGCCTGTATATCCCAATAAGCCTCTACTTCCAGTATCACCATTACTGCCTGGAACACCCTGACTTCCAGTATAACCAATATCACCCTGACTTCCAGTGTATCCAGTAACGCCTGGAACACCCTGACTTCCAGTATAACCAATATCACCCTGACTTCCAGTGTATCCAGTATCTCCTTGACTTCCATCATACCCGTCACGACCTACAACTCCATCGATGCCTGCACTACCAGTATAACCAACTGATCCATCGATGCCTGCACTACCAGTGTAGCCAACCGCTCCTTGGCTACCCGTAAATCCTACATCGCCTCGACTGCCGTCGTATCCGTCACGACCCACAACTCCATCAGCGCCTGCTGATCCTGTGAATCCTACGTTACCAGTTTCTCCTTTAATACCTTGAGCGCCTGATAAATCGCTAACATAATTGTAAGATGAACCAGTCCATAAGTATAATCGGCTATTTTCTAAATCGTCTGGATCACCATTGTCAATAATAGCAAATTGCCCAGCAAGTATTCCAGTAGGGTTAGAATCTGTTGTTAATGCGGCAACAGAAACATAAGTCTTAGCAATTGCGAATCCTAAACCAGTTTCACCACGACTACCAGTGAATCCAGTATTACCAAACGATCCAGTAAATCCAGTATCACCAAGTGATCCAGTAAATCCAGTATCACCAAATGATCCAGTAAATCCAGTATCACCAAATGATCCAGTATAGCCAGTATTACCCAACGATCCAGTATAGCCAGTATTACCCAACGATCCAGTATAGCCAACATCGCCAAATGATCCAGTGTAACCAATATCGCCTTGACTGCCTACAAATCCAGTGTCTCCACGACTACCTGTAAAGCCAACATCACCTTGACTACCTGTATAACCTAAGTCGCCTTGACTGCCTACAAATCCAGTGTCTCCAAGACTACCTGTAAAACCAACCTCTCCCTGACTACCAGTGTAGCCTAGTTCACCAATGTCTCCCTGGTCACCTTGACTACCTGTAAACCCTTTTGATCCAGTGTAGCCTAATTCTCCTTGCGCTCCAATAGAACCTTGACTACCTGTATAGCCGCGACTACCACTATAACCTAATGGGCCGATGTCTCCTTGGTTGCCTTGTAAACCTTGACTACCGGTAAACCCTTTGCTTCCACTAAATCCAATGACGCCGATACTACCACTGTATCCAATTACACCACGACTACCAGTGTAGCCACCCGGATCTCCTTTACTACCTGTGTAGCCTGGATCACCAATACTACCTGTATAACCTAATGCAGCGAATTCTCCAGCGATACCTTGACTACCGGTAAATCCTAATAATCCACGACTGCCACTAAATCCAGAATTACCTTGACTACCACTGTAGCCTAAATCACCTTGACTACCTGTGTAACCTAGATCACCACGACTACCAGTATAACCTAGTGCAGCAAATTCACCTGGGATACCTTGAATACCTTGCGAGCCAGCAAATCCTTTACTACCAGTATAGCCTACCAATCCTATAACACCTTGCGAGCCAGCAAATCCATTAAATCCTCTGCTGCCAGTAAAGCCTATGTTTCCCTGGGCACCTACGTTTCCTTCAACGCCTTTACTGCCAACAAATCCCGTTGATCCTCTAAATCCAACATCTCCTTGACTACCGGTAAATCCAACATCTCCTTGACTGCCAGTATAGCCTAGTGCAGCAAACTCGCCGGCGATACCCTGACTGCCTGTATATCCCAAGTCACCCTGACTACCAGTATAACCAACTGACCCAATTATACCTTGCGACCCTGTAAATCCTGCGCCTTGACTACCTGTAAAGCCAAGACTACCTCTTGATCCAACTGCTCCTGCACTACCAGTGTAGCCTAATCCAGCAAACTCACCGGCAATACCTTGTACGCCTTGACTACCTGTAAAGCCTACATCGCCTTGCTCACCTTGTTCTCCCTGTATACCCCTGCTGCCGGTATATCCAGTAGATCCTTGAAAACCTACTTCGCCTTGATCTCCAACATCTCCTTGACTGCCTGTATATCCAGTAGATCCTCTAAATCCAACATCTCCTTGACTACCAGTATATCCTGTATCGCCAACAACGCCCCGACTACCTGTAAATCCTAGTGCAGCAAACTCACCTGGAATACCCTGACTGCCAGTGTAACCTAAATCTCCTTGACTGCCAGTATAACCTAAATCTCCTCTGTCACCTCGACTGCCAGTAAATCCGATACCTCGACTGCCAGTAAATCCCAATGGGCCTTGGATACCTTGAATACCTTGATCTCCACGACTACCTGTATAACCTCCAGGATCTCCTTTTGATCCAGTAAATCCTAAATCGCCTTGATCGCCTTGAAAACCTTGGTCGCCTTGGAATCCAAGACTTCCAGTAAATCCAACTTCGCCTTGGTCGCCTTGGTCGCCTTGATCTCCTTTGCTACCAGTAAAGCCTGTAGATCCTTGAAAGCCAATTTCTCCCTGTTCGCCTTGATCTCCTTGATCTCCTTTACTACCTGCAAATCCGGTAATGCCCTGCTCGCCCGCACTACCTGTATATCCTGTATCGCCAAAACTACCAGTGTATCCTAAACTGCCAATACTGCCTGTATATCCTTTACTATCGGTAAAGATGATAGTTCCTTGGATCGAAGGATTTGATACACTTTGATATACAATATAATCTTGTATGTTAGGAGGAACTTGGAAGAATATAGTAGTGTTGACAAGCCCAAGTTGCGATCCTTCGGGCATTCCTGGTACTACGTCTGTGTTGTTCCCAGGTTCAATCCTAAATGCTAGGGCACTACTAACATCCTGTAAGTCTATGTAATAACTTTGGCCACGAATTAAAAATATCGATGGGTTATTAGTATCGTAACCATAAACTGAATAACTATTTCCCAAAGAATTAAAATCAATAGTGACACCGCCTGCACTGCCAACAAATCCTCGACTACCAGCGAATCCTATACTTCCAGTAAATCCCGAAATGCCTTGACTTCCAGTAAAACCTAAAGCAGCATATTCTCCCGCAATACCTTGACTTCCAGTGTAACCAATATCGCCTTGACTGCCTACAAATCCAGTATCACCGAACGATCCAGTGTAACCTATATTGCCTTTGCTGCCAGTATAACCCAAACTTCCGCTGAAACCAACAACACCTTGACTGCCTGCAAATCCTGAACTACCAGTAAATCCAATACTGCCAGTATATCCTTTGCTACCTGTATATCCTTTGCCGCCAGACACAGGAACTGATACTACAATCAAGTTAAATGTTGCCAATGCGGTTTGAGGAACAGTATCCTGTACTGTTACAGTGTAACCAATAGCATTTGTTAGTGTAGTAGGAGTTCCTGTTATAAATCCAGTTGATGAGTTGAATATTAATCCTGCAGGCAACGTAGGGCTTATAGCATATGTAACTGCGCCGAAGCCTCCAGAAACAATAACAGGTTGAAATTCTGTTTCAGTGTTTAGTTCTAGAGAAACATCGCTACTTTGTGCAGTTGCAGTCAAAGCTGGCGGTGACCCATCATTAACGGTTAATACAACGTTAGCTGATACACTTACACCTACATTGTCTAAAGCAGTTATTGTATAAGTATCAGTAGACGGACTAGTCGGAGTTCCAGTAATTTGTCCGCTGGCAGTATTGTAAGTTAGTCCGATAGGCAGTGCCGGACTAATATTATAAGTTTTAGAGCCAGTTCCGCCTGTTGCAGTTACTGGACTAACTGGTGTAATCTGAGAATAGACCGTAAAGACCACTGTAGGATTATTAACTACAGCAACTAACGGTTGAGCAATTACAGATAGACTAAACGTCTTGCTGCTAGTTTGTAATAAACTGTCCGTTACAGTAACTGTAAAATCTGTAGGAGACAATAACGAAACGGCTGTTCCTGTTATTCTTCCATCACTGCTGGCAAACTGTAATCCAGTTGGTAAATTTGGACTAACTGAGAACACCAATGTGCCATCGCCGCCTGTAGCAGTAACTGGAATAACAGGAGTAATAGTTTGACTTACAATCAGCTCAACTGACGCAGTTGTCAGCACAGTGTTTACTGGTGGAGGATCTATTACAGTTAACAAGAAAGTAGCTGGGTTTGAAGATCCTACGCTGTCAGTAACAGTAACAGTGAACTGTTCAGATGTCAACAAAGCATTAGGCTTACCGCTTACAACACCAGTGTTGACATTCAACGTCATAGTTGCTGGCAATGCAGGACTTATGCTATAAACTAAAGGAGCAATGCCTCCAGTACCGTTTACTGGTTTAAAAGCAGTTGTTTCTTTTGTTCTTGTTGCAGTAGTTGAGGCAACTACTGTTGTTGCAGTAACAGGTGGGTTAGTTAATGTTAAACTAAATTGTTCACTACTGGTCTGAGCAATAGAGTCGCTAACTGTGATTGTATAAACTTGATTTACCAATACTGTGGCAATACCGGTAATCCTACCATTGCTTGTGTTAAAACTTAATCCCGAAGGCAAACTTGGGCTGACGGCAAAACTTATAGATCCAAATCCTCCAGATGCCGTTACAGGCACTATATTGATTGTGTCGCTTACTCTATTGAATGTAGCAGACGATATAACCGACGTTGTGTTTAATGGAGGCGGTTCATTTATTGTTATTTTGAATGTGTTGCTGGCTGTTTGATTTAAGCTGTCTGTAATTGTAACTGTAAAAGTTGACTCACTCAATAGATCTTCAGCTGTACCTGTCAGTTGCCCAGTTGACGTATTAAATGTTAGTCCAGCTGGCAAATCTGGTGTTACATCGTATGAGTAAACTAACGTTCCGCCTGTAGCGGTTACAGGTATAAATGCTGAAATTGGTACAGTTCTAATCAGTGTTGAGCCTGCAACAGATTGTTGCGCCTGTAATGGGGGCGTTTCAACTGTTAAACTAAAAGTTTCACTAGCAGACTGTGTGGCTTGATCCGATACCGTTACAGTATGATTAGTAGTAGTACGGAAAACAGTAGCAGTTCCTGACACTTGGCCAGTTGCTGTGTTAAAATTTAAACCAGTAGGTAATGCAGGATTAATTGCAAATGTCAGTGTACCAAATCCACCCGAAGCAGATACTGGAGTAAAAGGAGCATCTGCTAAATTTTGAACCAATGTCTTAGTACCAATACTGGAAATTATCAATATGGGTGCAGGGTCTACTTTTAAGCTAAATGTTTTGCTGCTGGTCTGAACAGGATTGTTACTGTCAGATACTGTAACCGTATAGTTTGTAGCAGAACTCACTACTGTAGAAGATCCTGTTATCTGTCCAGTTGTAGTACTGAATGTCAATCCTGCGGGTAAAGGTGTATTGATTGCAAATGTCAGTGTACCTTCGCCGCCGCTGGCTGTTACCGGAGTAAACGTGCCACCAACTTGCGAATTCTGTATCAGTGTCTTAGAAGAAATTGCCAGCGTAGTTGACAACACAGGCGGACCAACTAGAATAGTAAACTGTTTAGACGTAGTTTGTGCAGCTTGATCTGTTACGGTAACTGTGTACTGCGTTTGAGAAGAAACAACAGTAGGCCGACCAGATATTTGACCAGTTGTAGTGCTAAATGTTAGTCCAGCTGGCAATGGTTTGTCAATCGCATACGCTAAAGTTAGATAACCGCCACTGGCCGTTACAGGAGTAAATGCTGTAATGGTAGTATTTTTAATTAACGTGCTTTCTGAAACTAACAACGTTGAATTAAGAGCAGGTAATGCATCAACTGTCAAACTAAAAGTTTTACTGCTAACTTGTGTAGGACTACTAGAATCAGTTACTGACACAGTGTATGTCGCATTGGCGCTAGATTCTGTAGCTGTACCTGATACTAGTCCAGTTGTTGAATTAAAACTCATACCAGCAGGTAATGCTGGACTGATTGCAAATGTTAAAGGTATAATGCCGCCGCTGGCAGTTACCGGAGTAAACGCTGTAAATGCAATAGTTCTAGTTAGTGTTCTACTGGCAACAGCCTGCACAGTAATCAACGCAGGGGGTAATATTTCTAAACTAAAAGTCTTACTGCTAGTAGCGTTTGCGTCGTCTCTAACAGTGATAACAAAACTATTCTGTGTAAAAGATACACTAGGTGTTCCTGAAATTGATCCTGTTGCAGTATTAAGTGATAGTCCTGCAGGTAGTGCAGGATTGATAGCATATGTTAATGTTCCAATTCCGCCTGTGCCATTAACTGGTTTAAATGCAGTCGCAGATAAGTTTTGTGTTAATGTTTTACTTGTTATGTCCAGTGTAGAATCTAGTTGTGCCGCACCTGGTGCAACAGCTAGTGTAAATGTCGCACTGCCTGTTTGACCACCTGCATCTGTAAAAGTCATTACATAAGATGTGGACGCTGCTGCTACTGTAGGAGTTCCGGCGATAACAATATCAAGATAGTTGTACCAATAATTAACTGTATCTGCTGCTATTATAGATTTAACTGTAGCATCAGTAATAGTTGTAGTTGCTCCATTATTCCAAGCAACTTGACCTATCGGCAATGTTCCTCCGCTTAGGCTAGGATTAGCATTATATTTTAAAGTGATTGTGGATACTGTAACCGCAGTACATTCCCATATTCCATTATAGCTGGTTTTAGTTTGTCCTCTTACTGCATAAAAGTTTCCAGCAACAGGAGTTTGACCGTTAGAAGTATATTGATATGTTACAGACCATGAAGTTCCAGATCCAGATATAGTAGGAGCACCACTAGAAACATTTAGATCAACTCTAGTCTTTTTAATTGTAAGACCAGCAGGCAGTGCGGGACTAATACTAACGTTTAAAATTTCATTAGTGATTGCACTTCCACCGTATACATTTACCGGATTAAAAGAAGCTAACGTTCCTTGCGTAAAGTTTAGAGTAGAAACTAAGGTTGTTGCTACAATACTAGGAGGAGTAGGGGGACTAGATAGTCCAGGAAATTTAGAACCCGTTACACCCAGGTATGGTTTTGTTAAATCATAGTTGCCCAGTGTAATTTTTCCAGCAGACAATCCGCTGCCCAGCACACCTGTTCTGGCAGCACCGTTTTGGTTGATGTAAGCGTCTTGCGAACCGAAGTAATTATCACCTGCTACAGTCGCTGGTGCGGGTTGCGCTAATGGATTAGGATAGTAATAAATAGTCACAGTATTGTATTTACCCTATGTTATTATGCTCTTACGGTCAAGTCTAATATGTCAAAATATCCTAACCCGGTATCATAACAAATATATATGGCAGCATTGACATCGTCGTAGTAATAATCTCCAGGTTTAAGATCGCTCAGGCTCAGCCCATTGGCTGCATCTGCATTGGTATACATTCTAGGTGCTGCTGATAGTTGTCCCGACCCGTCTGGGAATATTAGAGTATAACCTGATTGTATAGTGATAGAACTAACGCCATCCGACACTAATCCTTCTACGGCACTACCAGTGTAACCTATCGATCCTTCGCTGCCTGTATAGCCATCTCGTCCTATTACACCGTCAGCACCTGCACTACCAGTGTAACCTATCGATCCTTCTGATCCAGTAAATCCAGTATCACCTTGTGATCCAGCAAAGCCAGCGCCTTGACTACCAGTATAGCCCAAGTCTCCTTGTGATCCAGCAAAGCCAACATCTCCTTGACTTCCTGTATATCCATCAAGACCCGCACTACCAGTATAGCCAGTATCACCAAATGATCCAGTGTACCCCACATCTCCTTGTGATCCAGTAAAGCCAGTATCACCACGACTACCAGTGTAGCCGGTGTCGCCAAATGATCCAGTATAGCCAACATCTCCTTGACTGCCTGTATAGCCAGTATCACCAAATGATCCAGTAAAGCCAACATCTCCTTGTGATCCAGTATACCCTACATCTCCTTGACTTCCTGTATAGCCAGTATCACCAAATGATCCAGTATACCCTACATCTCCTTGACTTCCTGTATATCCTTTTGGTCCTACAATATTACCTACATCTGACCAAAAATTTCCGACCCATACGTTTAAATGTCCGTTATCCAAAGTGATATACCCGTCGCCTGTATCTCCTGTGTAAGATGCCGGGAGGTCTGTATATGTAGCAGTACTTCCTACAATTTTTACAGAAGTGCCGTCTACGCCCGCACTACCAGTATAGCCAGTATCACCAAATGATCCAGTGTACCCAACATCTCCTTGTGATCCAGTATAGCCAGTATCACCTTTTGATCCAGTGTAACCGATATCTCCTTGGTCACCCTGACTACCAGAATACCCCTGACTACCTAGGAATCCTCTAGATCCTGTATAACCAATTACACCCTGTGGACCTTGCTGCCCCTGACTACCAGTAAAACCTCTAAAACCTTGTTCACCTGAAATACCAGTATCACCTTTTGATCCAGTGTAACCCAAACTACCTGAATAACCATTACTGCCGGTAAATCCATCTCCTCCCTTACTTCCAACGAAACCAGTACTGCCGGTAAATCCTTCACTGCCTGTATAGCCTATGTTGCCTTGGCTACCCGTAAATCCAGTGATACCTCGACTACCAGTAAATCCACTAATAGGTGTCTGAGCTGCACCAATATCAAGCCATTGAGATCCGGTCCAAATGTATAGATGTGTATCGTCTATACTGACAAGTGCATCGCCAAGATCACCAACGTAGTTTTGCGGTAAATCGGCTTCGGTATTGACACTGCCTACTAGTTTAAAAGAACTACCCGATGAAGCATCAACAAATTCTAAAGAATCTTCTGTGGCATTTACTGCTAGAAATTTTCCAGCGGCGCCCAAATACGAACTTGGTGTATCTGGAAGTTGAAGAAGAGTAAAAATGGGCAGGCCGCCCGAGGTGACACCGTTACCTAGTCTAAACTCTCCGGTTTCGACATTAAAAACTATTTGGCCTTCTTCGGCTACATAATCTTCAAAGTCACTCTTTACTAAACCTGCTTTTATCTTTCGAAAGAATGCCATTTTCGCTCCTGGCCGTTCTTATCTAGTAAACGGGCTTCTTAATGGACTTAGTGGAGGTGATGGTTCTGTTTCGTTCTGTGTCAGGTCTTGGATGACCGGACTTAGTTTGCCTACCTGCGCTTTCTTTAATTCCAACTCCTGTTGTAGTGGACTAACCATTACGGGATTGTCGTCTAATTCTGCTGGATCTGTCGCCTGGTCGGTTCCGGACATGTCTATCTCAGGATCGCCGTCGCCGTTGATCTTGATAGTGATTGGTACATTAATGGTAAATTCTCTTGCTCTCATATGTTTTTCCAGTATTAGATATTTATCGTATAGTTGACATGCTCAGTGAAAGACTGTATAATAACTTATGCGAATAAAACCTAACGAAAGTATTGCTGATTGGGCCAAAAGAGTCCAACAATACGAGTACGGCTACGCACTACAGCAAGTGGCCAAAGGTCAAGATGTAAATTTGGTTATGGAAGCAATGTCTGCTAGGATTGTTCAAAAAATGATACATCCCATGGTAAAAGCCTTACAAACTGGTACAGAAATTAGTCCTGAAGAGTTTGAAAAACATAAAACTCAGTATAACGAAGCTTATGCCAAACGCAGTCCCGTTGCTGACCACGTGGTTGATGACTCAGACGAGACTGATCAACTGGGTAACACCAAAGACTAACATCTGCTTAGATTCCAAGCTATCTGCTTCTGCTTCCAAAGCGTCAGTTCTAACCAAGTCTTCCAGTATGGCTCGATATTCATCTGTGCTCACTTGTCCTGCTTGGTGTGCCGCTACTAATTGTAACGCATACTGAGCACGTTGGGCAGCAGGACTGTTGCCTGCGGCCAATTGTTGTAACGCTTGAGTCATTAGAATCTCCCTTGTACGGTTTTGGCAGCGATATCAGCCTGCTGTATCATCAGCTTCTTCTTGATGTCGCAATAGATAGCACTGACTGGTTGCGGCCTGTCTGAGAACTCTTTAACAGTGGATCGCATGGTGTCCAACAACTTGTTGACATCTTTAGTATCTTTGCTTTCACTGTACAATTGAAACCATTGTAAGTTGGTTGTGATAGCTTTTAGCTGTGCTGTTTGATCCTGCTTACAATCAAAGTTATGTGTTTGTTGTCTAAGATCCGTTACCACTTTAGCTTGGTTAACATCCCAACGACTGGGAATCCAATCCTTAACAGATTGAACTGTTGAGCAACCTTGTAATAAAACTATCGCTGATAAAATTACAAGATGTTTCATGTCAGTTACACCAGCTTTGTTTAGCTTCGCCGTAATACTCGCGGGCAAACCCGTTAGCAATTAACTGAGCACGTAAGCTCTTACCATTTAGAATGAGGTCGCCCAGTACACGGCCACCGAACTTATCCCAACTGTATAAAATGACTTGTCGCTGTTGGCTGGCGTTAATGAGACCTTTAGTGAAAGCGCTAGCGGCTTCGCCACGAGACTTTTCGCTGTCGCATTGACCTCTAAATCCTTTTTCCGGAGTATCGACGCCATAGACTCGTACCGCAAGTTCGGGCTTAAGGGGCAAGGGTAGAAAGGGTGCGGCGATAACAACTGTATCGCCATCCGTTACTCTGATAATTTGTGCGTCATATGTCACGCCCTGTGGTGTTTTTTGTGCTAGGGCAGGAATTGCTGCAATTGCTAATAATAGAGATAGTAATAGTTTTTTCATAATTTGTATTTAAGTCAGTGTTGATATTTCGTTATCTTGGAGGTTCTTCATCAGGTGGGGGAGTTGGATCTGCTGCGATGTAGGTTATGGTGCCTATCATGACATAGTCTTGATCTGGGAAAGTAAGGTTAGTTTCATTCAGTAGTGCGATATAGGCACTGGGACCTGAAGCCAAGCCATGCCAATACAGATCTACCTTGGTACTGCCACCTAATACCTTGCCAGACACATGTGTTGGTGTAAGACCAAACTCAAAATAATCCAACACAAGATTGCCTATGTGTTCTGACACGCCTGCTCCTCCTGTGGTGTCAAAGGCTGTGAATGGTAGATCTATCAGCTGTATTGAAGTAGGTATAGCAATGGTGTGTGCGCTGACTTGTATGGTAAAATAGCAGGTCACATGCTTGCCAGTTTTCACATAACGGCCTTCTTGTTTGGCATAGGTAAAAGAGCCAAAACCTGTGTTGGTTTTTAATGCGGGAGTCCATGTGCCCAACAGTTGGGTAATGCCAGTGATAGTAACATCGGCCACACCAGCATTATAAACTGCTGACACTGTGTCGCCAATGAAATTAATTGCTGTAACTGGCAGGCTCAAAGACAAGCCTTCGTCTTTGACTATGATGGTGTTGCTGGCCGCTGCTGCTGGAATGGTCACTGTGACGTCATTGGACATGGATACTGTGGCAGTGACTCCTGCACCCACAAAATTAATCATATTTGGATGACTGGTCAACACAGAATTTTCATCTCTAATTTCTATGCCTCTAACTTTTACCTCTACATTACCTGGAGTAGGCACTGTGGCAATGACACCTGGGCCAACAAAGTCCAAGGTAGAAACAGCAGTGCTTAAAGTTGTGCCTTCGTCTTTGGCCGCGATGGTGTTGCTGGCTGCGGCAGCTGCTGGAATGGTCACTGTGACCACATTTCCCACAGCAGTGGCAGTGACTCCTGCGCCAACAAAATTCATGCTGTTGGCTGTAGCCGCAACAATGGAGCCTTCGTCACTGACTGCGACTCCAGCAATGCCGCCTGGAATGGTCACATCCACATCACCAGTAAGTGGATTGCCCACTGTGGCTGTGACTCCTGCACCTATAAAGTTAAGGCTGCTGGCAGCAGCAGTCAAAATAAGATTTTCATCTTTGACCAATATGATACCACTGCCGCCACCGCCGCCCAGTATGATTATGCCACCAGGAGTTACTCCGTCACCTATACGCAGAGTGTGCGTGACTTTGTCATACCAAATTCTATCTTCTTGACCTATTCTGGTGGATCCGTCGCCGTAGTTGCGTCTACCTGAAAAAATATCTTGTGTAAACGGCATGGTTTATTCCTTAGCCAAGTGGGTCTTCGTTGTCAGTTTCGTGTTGCATCACGGCCTTGATTCCTGTGAGTTTTTTGATGTCTTGTAACTCATCTGTTTCTTCATCATAAAAACTGTCAACCCCTGCTGATTTTTTTAAAATTTCCAACTTGGCCTGTAAAGGAGGAAGTAGAACAGGACTAGGATCTAATTCAACATCGCCGTTAGCTGAATCGGCGCCGTCATCTACATCTTGTTGAAAGTGATCGTCAGTTGGGGCAGTGTTTCTTGGACGAGTTGTGTCATCGCCGCCTTGAGCGTTACCGTCCAGCTCGTCTGCTAGATTGCGTAGTATGTCTGCCATTTTCATATACAATATCCTATTAACTAATATTTATCACTGGGTCACGGTTTCCACTGTAGAAATTTTTTCGTATTAGTGCTATAAACTGCTAATATTTAGTCATAAAAATAGGACCTTTCGATCCTACTGCTGACTATTTGTCCTATTGTACGCCGTCAGCCCGGCGAGTAATAATTAACTCCAATACTTAGATGAATCTAACTTGTCCCAGTATGCTTTATTATTGCGATTGACAAAGTTCTTAACTAGATACTTGGCCATGCCCATGTAGCCCATCTTCTTGAATCTGCGGCTGTCTTGGCCAAAGTGATGACGAATGATTCTAAACTTTTTAGGACTGTATTTGCGGCTCAAGAAGAAGTCCTCGCTGGTTGAAAACTGTTCAGGAAAGCCACCAAATTCTTCAAAACGGTCTCTACGTGTCAGCATGAATGCTCCCACAGCAAATGGTGAGAAGAATTTCAATGCGTGGTTTATAGTGTTAAAAATAACAAAACCAATCTTGGCTCTTGGATCCCGATCATAGCATTTGATTTTTAACCCTATGAGATCCAAGTTCTTTGATTCCATTGTGTTAACAGCATCATGAATCACAGTATCTTTAAAGAAACGCACGTCAGCATCGATGAACAGAATGTAGGGCGTAGTGACTAGACGTGCTCCATTATTCTTAGCCAATGACACAGGGCCGCCGTCAATAACTTCAACATTCAGTTCACCTTTCATTATTTCTATAACTTCACGGGTGTTGTCAGTTGAGCAGTCAGCAATGATAATTCTAGTATCTCCTATAGACTGTTGGCGTAAGTGCATTAATAAGTGAGCAATGTAGTTTTCCTCATTCTTACAGGGCACAACAATAGTAATTTTATCATTGAGATTCATGATTGTCTTTCTCCTTGGTCCAAGTTATGATTTCCCAGCGACCACTGTGGTGTTCTACCAATGCGGTACACGACTCAACCCAGTCGCCATCATTCATATAAGTTACACCGTTAATCTCTTTGATCTCTGCGTGATGTATGTGTCCACATATAACGCCATCAAAGCCACGCTTCTTACAGTAGTTGGCCAAATTTTCTTCAAACTTGAACACAAAGTCTACTGCTTTTTTAACCTTGTACTTAAGATAACGGCTAAGGCTAAAGTACCCAAAACCCATACGGCGACGAATCCAATTAAACTTATTGTTGAGTGTAAGAATAAAGTCATATGCTCGATCTCCCAGGAATGCTATCCATGGTGCAAGACGAGTAATACCGTCGAACAAATCTCCGTGTACTACCAAATAGTGTTTGCCATCTGCACCTATGTGTTCTGTTTGATTTTGTATTTCAATGAGACCAAACGAAAAACCATAAGGTATCATTGGTCTTAAAAACTCGTCATGATTGCCTGCTACATAAACAACTCTAGTACCACGCTTGGCATGCCCTAGTACTCTACGAACAACATTGGTATGGCTCTGTTTCCAACGCCATTTGTTTTGTTGTATCTTCCAGGCATCTATTATATCGCCTACTAGATATAATGTATCACAACTGTTGTGTTTGAGGAAGTTGTTGAGCTTGTCCGCTTGACAGTCTTTGGTTCCGAGATGTACATCACTAACAAAGATCGAGCGGTATGTCTTCATATACCATATTTACCGCCTAATCGATTACAATAAGATTACAAAGTTAAAAACTGTTATTGAACCAGCCTATCTTTCGGCCGTTGGTTATGCGTTTGTCATGTTCTTCCACACTGCTGGGATAACGCCAAGCCCATACAGCAACCATGGCCATGAAGATGCCTGTGTAAACAACACCTCGCATTGGCACACTGCCAAAGTACATGATTGCGAGACTCACACTCATACTGGCCAACATGAAAAACTTTAGTTTTAAGGGGAACACACGTTTCTGTCCCCAGTTGGTTATGAACGGGCCGAAGGTTTTGTGATTCATAATCCATGCGTGCATACGGGGACTACTCTTGGCAAAGCAATAGGCTGAGAACACCACAAAAGGACTATAGGGGATGCCAGGTGTGACAACCCCTATGTAGGCAAAACCCAAACTGACAAAACCTAAAACTTTCCAAAGAAACTGTTTCAAGCTAGGTACTCCAACCAACTTTCGTGTTTGACGTTGAACGGCAACTTCTTGCGCTTGTTGACCAGTTCATAGAAGTCTGGCTTGTATGGCTTGTATCTAGGCTTCATCTTGGTACTGGCGCCTTTGTTGGCATTACAAGTTCCGCAGGCCGTGACAGTGTTATCAAAGGTTGTTTTACCACCCTTGCTCACGGGTATAACGTGATCCAAAGTACAGTCTTTCTTCTGTAAGTGTTTTTCACAGTAGGCGCAAACATATGAGTCGCGTAGGTACACGTTGCTTCTAGAGAATCTAACAGTGGACTTGGCTTTCATGTAATCTCTCAACATGATGATGCTAGGCACAGGAGTTTCCCAATTGGCACTGTGTACGATCCAGTTGTCATGCCATGCTAGTACATGGGCCTTGTCTAAGACCATGTATCTAATGGCTTCCTGCCAGTCCACTGTAGAAATTGGCAGAAAGCTGACTGGTGCGCCATCGGCGTTAAGTACGAGCGTATCTGACATTTTGAATATCCATTAAGTTGTTGCGAATACTGTATTATACAGTCTTCTTTGTATTTAATCAAGTATTGATTGTGCGAATTCGGATCCTGAATGCTCAATTGATTCGGTCCATTGTGTTTGGCTGTTCAAACCAAATACCAGTTCATGATTAGCTGTGGCTATTAGCCAACTGCTGTCATGTCTATAAGGCGGATTACCCTGTAGTTCATTTTCCAATTGATCCGCTGTCCATCCGCATAGTCCCACGAATATGCGCCAACGTTTTGGCACATTGCCCATGGCCAAATTGTTTAATATGTCAGCACTTGAACTTAGGCTGAATTGTTCATTTACTCTTAGTGTGTTGGCACAACTCCATTCACTGCTGTGAAGCATGGTGAATGCTTTGACATTGACTGGGCCGCCCACATGTACAAAACCTTTAACATCCAAGTTCACATTGTGTTGGCTAGCAAACTCTGATACAGACATTTGACTTGGCTTGTTAAGTACCAGGCCAACTGCTCCACGGCCACTATGCTCTGTTAAAAATATAGTAGATTTTTCCCAGAAGTTTCCACGTACCTTGGGAGGCGCGATTAATAAATTACCTGTTAAGTTCATGGAATATTTAAGCCGCAAATATAGAGTTACCAACCACTTCGCCGCCTTTGGCCAGTAATTTATCTTTGTAGCTAATACTAGCACGACCTTTGTATGCCGCGTCAATATTAGATGTAAAGTTAACAATTTTATTTGGTACGCTTGGTAATATTTCTTTAGCACCAACAAGAATAGCATTAAGTTTTCTTCCGCTTGGAATTGGTAACATATTCAGACGTTTTTCTTTGCCCGAGGCTCCAGTGACTGGTTCAAACTGATATGGCGCACTGACTACCGAAACTACACTGTTACCCCATGTGCCTCTATTGGTACGATTCAATATTGCTGCCATTACCCATGCCATAGCTTTAGTATCAGCTTCTTCTGCGGCTGTAACTTTAACCAGTGCTGTCCATTCCTCATCACTCATTTCTCTACCTAGGTATTTTTCAGCAGATTTTCTAGCAGATGCTACAGCAGGGTCATCGTTATTCATGATGTCGCCCACGTCCTGTGGATCAGTTGCGCTTACAAATTTACCTTTTACATCAGCTGGTGTGCTTTTTACAAACGAAATCTTTTTAGTAGCAATCAGTCTGTTCATTGCGCCAATTGTTTCTGGTCCAGGATCTCCGTCCACTGTTAAGCCGTTATCTCGTTGAAATTGTTTTACAGCGGCGCGGGTTTCTGGGCCTCTGGCGCCGTCAACACCGTGTTTGGGTAATTTGTATCCCAATGCCAACAATACTTTTTGTATGTCAGCCACAGCTGGATTTATGTTGCCGGTAGGCACACTTAATGATTGTGTTGCTGCCGCATGAGCCATTTTGTCTTCGCCTGGCTTCATGTTGTTGGCCGGGTCTTGTTTGTCTTTGGTTGTTGGTGCACCAGGTTTTGCGCCAGCAGGTCCAAGTGTAATGCCGCCTTTGGCTTTGACTTGGTTAGCAACATCTTTATATACAGCCATTGTGGCATGAACGCCGTCTGTTAATGGTTTGCCATTAATGTCAATAATCTCAACATTGATCGCTCCTTTAATTGCACTACGCACATCTTCTTGATAGTCACCGCCATAGTATTTGGCTAAACTTGATCCACGGCCTGGTCCATTAGGAAACAGCATAAAGATTACAGTGGCACCCTGTGCCTGTACTTTGCTAACTACATTGGCCACGTTGGCTGCAATGGCTTTAGGATCTTTTGGGGGCTTTTTAGACTGCTCCGATGCTTTCATAGCATTGGCAGTATCGTTCGCGCCCTGTGAAACCAATACTGTAGCACCTTTTGGTACTTTAGCAATATTTGCCAACATGGCGCTATCAGTACTACTTCTGCCGCCTATGGCTAAGTTAGTCCAATCTTTACCGCCTGCAGTAGCCACAGCCACAGCATGACTATCGCCAATAGTATAAAACTTACCAGCATCTTCTTTAAGAACTATCTTGAATTCATTGAATCTCATTGGCCTTTCCTTGTACCGTAATCTGGTAAGGGGCCACCGTAGGCTTTTCCCTTGATTTTTTTGCCGCCCACAGTGATTCTAACACTGCTTTTGCCGTGTCCTATCAAATGGCTCTTGTTGCCTTCGCGGGATCTCCAGCCTTGGCTTTTACAGCTGGCAAGATTACTAGCACCCAGATCTGCGTTAGATCTAGCACTTTTACATAGTTCTTCGCTGGCTTTTTCTGTTATTATATCACGGACTTTCATGTATGTATTTATTAGCTTTCAAGATCAAGCCATTCATATACATTTAGCCAAGGCCGTTTACCAATAGTTTCTTTTAGATGCTTGAGATCCGCACAGGTTTTGCTACGAAAACGTTGTAGTTCTTGTTGCGGAACTGCTTCATATTCGAGCTCCACACCTTCCTGTTCTGCGATGTATTCAGCAATGTCTAGAAACGAGTGCGGGAGTCCGCTACCCACATTCCAGATGCCACTACCATTAACAGTGGTCATAAAGTCCGTGTGTAGTCTACAAACATCGCCCACCCATGTCCAATCTCTGTACACATGTTCAGCATTTTCCCACACAGTGATCTTGCCTTCTTTGCGGGCTTGCTGGCGCCACTTGTAGATAGCATTGGCACGACGGCCACGCAGGTGCATCCACTTGCCGTACACATTGAAGTAACGAAACCCTTGTACCATGATAGTAGGCTCTTGTTGGAATACCCAGCGGTCAAACAAGTACTTGCTCCAAGCATATGGAGTCTGTGGATGACAGGGAGCGAACTCACTGAAGTCTTTGGTTTGTCCGTACACTGTGCTACTGCTGGCATACTGTAAGTTTACACCGTTGTACTGGCAAGCAGTGAATATCTCTTGACTGAATTCGAAGTTTTGTTTCAGTACAAGATCAACATCTGTATTGGAAACGTCTGCTAGTGCTCCAAGATGAATAACCCAGTCGTAGGGTTTTACATCAGGAAAGTCATCATGTATCCATTCCCACCCGTCAGCATCGTGTCCTTGCTGATGTAACCAACTCATTATATTTCTGCCAATGAATCCTTCATGGCCTGTTACTAGGATTTTCATACTGTTGCAAAGAGTGTTTTAGGTAACTGTACTTTCTTAACTCTAGGTTGCGTAACCACAGGAGCCGTAGGCACATAATTCATAATAAGGATCTCAGTGCCTTTGCTTTTGGTTTTATAGTTGGCATTGTTGCCACTTCTAGTGGCAGCACTACGATAGACACTTTGCTTGTGCCACGTGAATTTGTCTTCTGGATAGAATACTTTTAGGTCATCAAAGTCATAATAGCTGAGAGCAAACTTGCCTTTGATATTGGCCAGTGTGTCAGCAAGCTGTTGGTGCTTTTCTCTAGGAAAGTCTTTGCTGTAGTAAAATTCCATGTTGTAGTAGGGAGGATCAACATAAAAGAATGTGTCGGGGCTGTCATACTTCTTGATCAAGTCAACGCAATCCATTTGCTCTACACCTGTAATCTCTTTAAGTCTATCTGTGATAGTGTCGTTGGCTAACTTCTTACGTAGTGTATCGTACTTGCTGGGATACTTGCCTCCGGCTTTGGTCTCAGTAAAGTAGGGAACATTTTTAGTGCTTAGTGGTGTACCTGCGAACACCTGTGTTTGTAGATACAAATACTTTACAGCCAAGTCGATGTCACCCAGTGTAACCTTAGTCCAATCTAATTGACCAAACAGTTCCTGCTGATACTGTCGATACAGTGCGACATCGCTCTTGGGTGTGGCAGTCATCTTGGCTAACACTGCCGAAGGGTCTGTTCTTAAACATTCATACACATTAGCCAACAGGGGATTGAAGTCGTTATAGACTCTAGTTGTAGCCGTTGCTACCTTTGGACTTTTAACACTGACCCAGCCTGCTCCGCCAAACACTTCAACAAACGTGCCGAATTGATGTGGAAACAAGGGATCCATCCAACCCACATGATGTGCTTTACCACCGATATATGGAAACATAATTTTGCCTTATTTAATAAATGCGTTGCCTATAAAAACATTGAAGCAGGCAGTGGCGCCTCCTTGACAGATGTTCTTCCAATGTACACTAAATCGAATTACATCTTTACCGTTGGCATTGTAAAACTTAATGCTCTGACCCGATGCCGCAATCTTGGCGATTGTTCTATCCATGTCAGCAAAGTTATAAAACTCCACAGTTTGGTATTCCGTTTCGAAATGTTGTACCACACAGTAAGATATATCTTGCTTGGGTGCTTCAGCACCTGTCACATTTAAAATACGTCCCACTAAACTATTTACTTCTGTAAGATGGTTGTTCAATTCTTTAGCCGCATACTGTGCGTAGGCCATTTGACCCGGCTTGGTAATGTCGGCTATTTGTGTATGTACATCGCCTTTTCTCGGAAACTTCCTAAGCTCATTACCGTAGTCTGTAGCAGTCTTAAGTTTACGTCCAATCAAAGATTCTACAAGAGCGTATCGTTGTAGCTTGTAAGACTCTTCAAACTCTAGATACGGCAGTATGTTTTTAGACACACTCTTATAAAAAGTTTTAGCACCTAGGTTCTTGGCTGTGCCACTGCCGCCTGTCTTGCTCATTTTGAGTTCGACTCGTTCTCGACGACCACTGGCTAATATCACATGAACATCGCCTGGATCTTTATAGTTGTTGCCGCCACTCCATTCAGCACGGACCAGTAGGTCGTTGGGATTGACTACAGCTATCTTATTTTGGATAGCTGTAACAATACGTTGTATGTAGTCAGTTACTGGCAGACCGTTAAGTCCATCAGTAACTAATATTTCGGCTTCTTCAGCCCAGTCTCTTTCGTGTTTGCCCATAGTAACTATTATACAATATATTTGTAGTTTGTCAACTATTATGAAGCAGTGCCTTTACGCCAGTCTTCGTTGATAATAGTTTTATCTGAGTTACAATTCAAACACATGGATCGAATGTTTTCTTCAGAGTCGTCACCACCGTCTGCTTGCCTAACCTGATGATCGCCTATAATACGATTACGACACAGTCTATTAAACAGCACAGGGCTGGTTGTTTCTAATGTGGGATACTTTAGTCTAACCTGTTCAGATACATCTACACCACACTCATCGCACTGCCATTTGCGATGCAATGTGTGCAGTCTGTCTATTTTGCCAGGGCCACCGTATTCAACAAGTTTAAGACTGTGCTCTCTACACAGTAGATCACTGCCAGGACCCTCAAACATGGACAACGGATTTTTACATCCGTCCATACAACAGATTCGATTTTGACGAATCTGTTCTTTGAGGACACTCTGACCTTTTAATTTGTCTTTGCTAGGATCACGTAGTATAGACATATTACCACAAGTCCGCTTTGTTAACTACAGTAAAACCATTGTTAGGTACAAACTTAGGCACTTTCAACTTGGTACTCTTCTTAAGTTGTGCAATAAGGAATGGAATACCTGTACGCATTTCTGTTGTAAAGCCACGTATGATTAAATTGCCATCCTTGTCCACGTCAGTACTACCTTGATTGGCAGTCATGTACCAAGACCCATAAGCCAAACGTACCTTAGCCCAAAATGTGCCAGTAGGACTAAAGTCAGCGTCAAAGTTGCTACGTGTGAAGTTGACAAACTCCAACAAGTAAGCCTTGTCTACCGTAATGTCTTGTTCGTAGCAAAGATTAAAGAACTCGTATAATTGTCTAGCTTCCTTGGCGTCTACTGGACGTTCCACTGCCAAGTAACTCCAATATTCTGCAAACATGCGAGTAACCTCTGGATGTTTACGTGTCTTAAGGCTCTTACTCATAACAGTGTCAGCCAGCAAGGTAAATGCTCCAGGCTTGTCGTCATCACCTAGTTTACTATGTGTGGCAAACAGGCCAGCGGCGGCAAAGTAGTCGTTTTTCTTGGCAGTGTCAACCCATTCCTCGTCGGTGGCTCCATCTACTTTGGTGCCCGAAACCATTTGTCCATACTTGTCAAAGAAATCCAGTTCCTGCTTGGCAGTTCCGTTAAGCAAAATAAAGTTACGACGAATTTCTAACTTGTGCTTGACGTTGTAGACAACTACGGGAATCATAGCACTAGCAGTTTGTTCGCCAAATACTCTAGTAAGGATAATATAAAGGCTGATGGCAGTGTGTTGCCCGTCCCATGCTATGTAATAGCCAGGTTTTTCGGGATCCTCATATACCTGTATGGCCATGGCCATTGTGCTCTTAAAGTACTGTAGGATTTTGAGTATGTGTCGCAGATTCAAACTGCGTTGCATGGTAGTATCAATTAAGACCTTGTCCATGGAGACCATAATGGCTTTACATAGTTCGAGATGCTTGAATGTAGTCCATTCTTTATGGCGTCGTTTGAACTCGTCTGTCATGCCATCTATCATGGCAACAAACAATGGTGCGTGTTTGAGTGCTTCGTTTAGTCGTTGCTGTAACGATATGAAGTTAGAGGCGCTGTTTAGATATCGTGAATTGACGATATCAGCGTGAGATAATGCTGTCATATAATTTCCTAATGTTGGCATACTTGCCGTTTTGTGGTCATACTCGACCTGTGTTATCTAGCGGAAATGCTACATAACAAGTTTATTATATGTTCAAACAATTCTTTAGTCAACAAAAAAGGCTACCTAAGTAGCCTTTGATTATTAAACTTTAAAGATTAAAGTGTAATGCCCATTTGCTTGGCTTTGTAACCAAGAGCAACGATTTCACGGCTTGGCTTGCCCATTTCGTACTCAGTAACCTTGACAC